TGCCTGACGGCACTCCTGTGTCGTACCAACAAGGTGGCGTGCTGTTCCTCCAGCGTTATGTCTACCAAGTATTTGGTTTGGCATTCGCTTTGACCAAAGTTTTGGTTGAGGACGGTGACCACATCCGCATCGGTCAGGTGTACGCTCGTCACTTGGCTCAGTCATTGATTGAGACCAAAGAGACTTTGTCGGCAAACATTTTGAACCGTGCGTTCAATGCGTCTTACCCCGGCGGCGACGGCGTTGCTCTGAACAGCACCGCTCACCCAATCGTGAACGGTACATTCAGCAACCGCTTGACCACTGACGCGAACTTGTCTCAGACATCTCTTGAGCAGATGTTGATCCAGATTCGTCAAGCAGTGGACAACAACCAGAAGAAGATTCGTTTGGTGCCCCGCCAGTTGGTGGTGGCCCCCGGCAACGTCTTCCAAGCGGAAGTGTTGTTGAAATCTGTTCTGCGTGCTGGCAATGCCAACAACGACATCAACCCAGTTAAGTCTATCGGCTTGCTGGACGAAGGTGCCGCTGTTATCAGCCGTTTGACTTCAGCCACCGCATGGTGGGTGCAGACAGACGCTCCTGAAGGCATGAAGTTGCTGATGCGTCGCAAGTTGGAGAAGACGATGGAAGGCGATTTTGAAACTGACTCTATGCGCTACAAAGCGACAGAGCGTTACCAAGTCGGCTTTACCGATCCTCGTGCGATGTACGGTACGCCCGGCGTCTAAACCCAAGCGGGGGCTTCGGCCCCTGCACTAATAAGGAGCAAGACAATGGCACAAACCTATTTTGGTTCTACCCTGCGTGCAGGTTCTGGCACTTTGACTGACACTGTGGATGGCGGCTTCGTCGTCATGTCTCAGACAACCACTGTGACCACTGCCGCCGCAGGCACTGCTACTAGCGCAACTCTGACTCTCCCTGCTTCTTCACAAATCATCAGTTTTTTTGCTGATATGGTTGTGAATGAGGCGGTGGGTGGCGGAACCGCTACAGCAATTGCAATGACTATTGGCACAGCCGCCGCAGGCACACAATATGTGTCTTCGACTGATGTGTTTGCAGGTGGTCGTATTGCTTTAACTTTTACAGCCGCACAGTTGCTTGCAATGAGCGACATTGGTACTAATACCTCTGTTGTTGTTACGCTTGATCCTGATGGCACGATCAGCACAACTCAAGGCGTTATTCGCCTGACGGTTGTGTATGCTCAGAAAGTTTAGGGGGCACAATCATGGGTCAATTCAAACCAATGGTCAAAATGATGACCACTGAGCCGACCGTTGAGTTAAAACTCAAAAAGGGCGGTCATGTGAACATGAAAAAAGGCGGTAAAGCCGAGGCTGGTCACAAGAAGATGGCCGATGGTGGTGGTGCTATGGGCGCATTGGCAGGGACTCCAGCCTTGATTGGCCGTCCTGCCGTCAACGCACCTGTTCGCGCCCCCGGCAAGCCCTCTATGGCCTCTCGTCGCAAGGCGATGGCCGCAAAGCCTGCAATGGCAAAGCCTGCAATGCCAATCGGCAATCCTTCGATGCCTTCAACACCAATGAAAAAAGGTGGCGAGTCTAAGGCAACGCACAAGGCTGAGATGTCGAAGATGAAGGGTCTTGAAAAAGAACTGAAGTCTCACGAGTCCAAGCCTGCCAGCAAGGGCCATAAAGGTCTGAAGTCTGGTGGTATGGCGACTGGCGGCGTTACCAACGGTCAAGGTGGATACGCCAAAGGCGGCATCATCAACACCGAAGGCCAAGGCGGCGCTTATCGCAACACCAAGATGCACACAGCCAAGCCTGATCACTCACCTGCCAAAACTGGCGGCGTGAAAGACGGCAATGGCGGTGGCTATGCTACTGGTGGCGTTGCAAAGGCTAATGGCGGTGGCTACCGTAAAGGTGGTTCAACAAAAAAAGCCTACGCGACGGGGGGTACTGTTGATTCAGGCAAACCCGTCGCGATGCCCCAAGGTGCTAAAAAGCCTCCAACACCAGTAAGCATCAATCGTCTTGCAGGTACATACAAAAGCGGCGGCAAGGTAACTCCTGCTGAAGGCCGCTTGCGTGCAAACTTTAAAGCGGAAAATGCTACGGCCATGAAACAGGCCAAGGCTGACACCAATCTGAAGTACAGCAAGTATCAAAAGATGGCTGATGGCGGCAAGCCAGTGGATTTGTCCAAAGGTGCATACGATGCTTCTAAAAAGCACAGTAGAGAACTAGAAGACGCAATGAATCCACTGAGCATGGTGAAAGAACTTGCAGGTAAAGCGAAGGACTACTTCATGCCCAAGGGTGAAAGTGTGACCAAGACGAAAGAGTCTGTAACGGTTGCACCATTGCCCAAAAAGCGTGGCGGTGGCGCTTGTTGAAAACGAGTGGGGGCTTCGGCTCCCACTTTTAATTTATTTTGGAGAGCCACATGGCAACCGTAATTTCATCTATTTCGCGTCAAGGCGCATATGAACCGTTCGAGTTGCAGGTCTCTCGCGGTCAAATTCAGGGTCATACCCGCACTTGTCCATTTGGCTTTAACACGGCAGTTGGTACTACCGAAGAGACAATTTGGTCTGTTGGCGGCGTTTATTCATTTCCGTCTACTGCAACAGTTTTGACTGTAGTCAGTGATGATGCTGATGATGATGGTAGCCCAGTTGGTACTGGCGCGCGCACAGTGGTGATTGAGGGTCTGGATGCAAACTATCTGCCCATTACCGAAACTGTGACTATGAACGGCACTACAGCAGTGACGACTACACAGTCATTCTTGCGCGTGAACACAGCATATGTTGCAACAGTAGGTTCCTCGAATTCCAATGAGGGAACCATCACAATTGCAAACAGCACACCAACGACGCTTGCCGCAATTGCCGCAACTGCTGGTGTAGCAGAGCAGTGCGTCTACACAGTGCCTGCTGGTTACACAGCGTACATCACCCGTTACATGGTGTCGTCCTATAACGCCACTGCCAATGCAGGTAGCACTGGGAAAATTTATGTTCGTCCTTACGGCGGCGCTTTTTTACTGGCTACAGTGACTCGCATTCAAGCAATAGGCGCGTTTACTTGTGAGGCTGATTACCCATTCCCAGTCACCGAGAAGTCTGACATTGACTTTCGCGGTATTGCTTTTCTTGGCTCTTCTAACATGAGCGCCCAATTGCAAATGGTTGTAATCAAAGAAGGCCCTTAATATGCCAAGCAAATCACCTTCTCAGCATCGTTTAATGGCGGCGGTCGCACATAATCCTGCGTTCGCCAAGAAGGTCGGCATCCCCTCAAAAGTCGGCAAAGAGTTTGCCAAGGCTGATGAGGGCAAGAAGTTTAAAGGAGGCGGTCTCTATGACAACATCAATGCAAAGCGTGAAAGAATCGCTGAAGGCTCTGGCGAAAAGATGCGCCGAGTGGGTAGCGAAGGTGCGCCAACGGCTAAAGCCTTCAAACAATCCGCCAGAACAGCCAAAGTAAAATGAGCAAAAAAAAAGTTAATTTGGCAGTTGGTCGCGGAGAAAAGTTGTCCGTTGAAAAAGGTGCTGGATTAACGGCCAAAGGTAGGGCAAAATACAACCGTGAAACTGGGAGCAATTTAAAGGCTCCACAGCCCAAAGGCGGCGCTCGAAAGGACTCCTTTTGCGCCCGCATGAGTGGCGTTGTAGAACATTCAAAAGGGGACGCACCACGCGCCAAGGCATCGCTAAAGCGGTGGGACTGCCCCGGCTGGTAAGGAACAAACATGGCATACTCAGGAACTGTTGGTCAGACAGTCATCAATGTTCAGACATTGATTGATCACGGCGCTCGACGCTGTGGGAAACTCGCCGAAGAGTTGACCTCTGAGCAGGTTCTGTCTGCACGCCAATCGCTTTATTTCCTCTTGTCTGATCTAGGCAACCGAGGCATTCAATTCTGGACAATCACCAAACTAGTGATTGGCCTGACCCCTGACAAGTACATCTACGAACTGCCCAAAGGCTCTATTGACCTCTGGAACACGCTGTATCGCACGATGAGCCGTCCTAGTGGGTCATACACCACCTCTGCTGGCGGAACCGTTGCAAACGCGTATGACGGCGATGTAGACACCATTTGCACACAGACATCGACCAACGGCAACATTGCGGTCAATTACGGCGTTTCAAACCCCACCTACATTGGCTCCATTGGCTTTTTGCCTGCGGCCACTGGCACTTTGTCAATCATCTACGAGTGGTCAGAAGACGGCGTGACATGGTCAACACTTGTTGATCTTGGCGCTGTTGCTGTTGTGGATAACGAGTGGATTTGGACTGACATCAAAGCAGGTCAGACTGTCCCCTACTATCGTTGCCGCGTCTACAACGGCGGGACGCTTTCTGTTCGCGAGTTGTACTTTGGAAACAATTCGCTTGAGGTGCAGATGTCTTCACTGAACCGTGACGACTACACCAATCTGCCAAACAAGAATTTCACGGCCAACCAACCGTACCAATATTGGTTCAATCGCCAGATTCCAAAACCAGAAATCTACATTTGGCCTGTGCCATCAACTGCTTTTGTGCAGATGGTTTGCTGGTACTCGCGCCAGATTGAGGATGTGGGTGCTTTGACTGACGAGTTGGAAATTCCACAGCGTTGGTATGAGGCCGTGCAAATGATGCTGGCTCATAAGATGAGCCTTGAATTGCCTCAAGTTGCGATGGATCGCATTGGTTATCTGGAGAAGATGGCCGAGAAGCACCTCTACATTGCAGAGCAAGAGGAGCGTGATCGCTCACCAATTTACTGGGCACCGAACATCTCGGTGTACACAGCGTAATGCCAATCTTTCTCGACACAACAGGACTGACTTCAATTGCAATCGGCGTATGCGACCGATGCAAGATGAAACGCGCCTTTGTGCAATTGGGGCCAGACCCCAACTTCCCCGGGTTACGGGTGTGCGACCAAGGGTGCAGGGATCAGTTTGACCCCTATCGCCTTGCCGCCCGTAAGACCGAGCGTATCAACCTGCGGTTTCCTCGACCTGATGTGCCTATCGGTGCTGGCGACAACTACCTGATGACTGGCAGTCAATCGATGGACGGCACAAGCCAGTTCCAGATTTCGACTGAGCAGAACACACAGACGCCAACACAGACGGGCAACAAAGATACGATTGCGCCAAATCCGCCCGACAATACGAGTACATAAATGTCAGCACAAGTCGCCATAACCCAACTGCCAGCCGCTGGTGCCATTACAGGCACTGAAGCGGTTCCTATCGTCCAAAATGGCGTGACCGTGCAAACTACGACGGGGGCGATCTCTGCCTCGCCGTCGCAGACCTACACTTACCTGACCGTCGTTCAAACACCTCAGTTGGCAAACAGCCGCTATGTTGGCGTAAGCAATGGACTGTCAATCACTGACGGCGGAGCGCAAGGACTCTTCAATATCAGCACCACAGGCGCTTTATTGTCTTTGGTGAACTCTGGTACTGGATTCCAAGTAAAAACCTCTTCTACGGCCATTACAGGCCGCTCTATAGCGGTTACTGGCGTTGGCCTGTCAATTTCCAACGGTGACGGTATATCTGGCAACCCAACCATTGCTTTGGCTGGACAAGTTCTATCGTTGGCAAATCTGAGCGCAAATGGCTTGATGACCATCACAACGGGTGGTGTTTTGAACGCTGTGTCAATTGTTGGCACGGCCAATCAAATTGGTGTTGCAAATGGCGATGGCATTGGTGGCGCTCCAACAATTTCGATTGTTAGCGACGCGACGCTCCCCGGTACGGGTGGCGTGGTTATCCCCAAAGGCACAACTGGTCAACAGCCTGTAGGCGTCAGCGGCCAGTTCCGCTTTAACACTACGACAAGCCGCTTTGAAGGTTACATCAGTGGCTCTTGGGTGAACATTGGCTCTGGTGATGGTACGGTTACCAATGTCAACGGCACAACGAATCAGATTGCTGTTTTAAATGGCACAACAACGCCAATCATCAGTATTTCGCCCAACCCGATAATCCCCGGGACGGCCAGCATCACCATGCCAATTGGCGCTACCGCCGCACGCCCATCTGGCGTGAATGGTATGTTCCGCTACAACACCGATTTGGCGTTGTTTGAGGGCTTTATTAACGGCTCGTGGCAAGTTATTGCCGCTGGCTCTGGCGTAACTTCTATTGCCACAGGTACTGGCTTGACTGGTGGCCCGATCACCTCAACAGGCACAATTTCAATTGCAGATACTGCGGTAGTTGCTGGAACATACGGTTCTGCTACGCAAGTCCCTCAATTTACAGTCAACGCTCAAGGCCAACTGACTGCTTCGGCAAATGTCACTATTAGCATCCCTGCAAGCGCAATCAACACCACCATTCCAAACAGCGGGCTGACAAACAGTTCTGTGACCTTCAATGGTGTGAATGTTGCGTTGGGTGCCTCTGGAACGATTACCGCAACGGCAACCAACGCACTGACAATTGGGACAGGTTTGACTGGCACTTCGTACAACGGCTCAACTGCCGTGACGATTGCAATTGACTCGACTGTTGCCACATTGACTGGTACGCAGACGCTGACAAATAAAACAATCAGCGGTGCAAACAACACATTGAGCAACATTGGCAACGCATCGTTGACCAACAGCACGATTGTTTTGGGAACAACCACTATTGCATTGGGTGGCACATCATTGACTCCCGCTGGATTGACCAGCGTGACGGTGACTCAAAACCCAGTTGCGGCGCTTGACTTGGCAACCAAGCAGTATGTGGACACCTTGGTGTCTTCTGGTATCACCTTCCATGCGCCAGTCAAATACGAGGTGCCTTCAGGCAACCTTAACGCAACCTACAACAACGGCGCTTCTGGTGTTGGCGCTACTTTGACCAATGCAGGTGCTTTGGTTGCGTTTACCCCTGATGGTACGGTTGCTTCTGTTGCTGACCGCATCTTGATTTACAACCAAACCAACCAAGCCCAAAACGGCGTCTATGTTGTTACAACGGTTGGTGATGGTGCAACCGCATGGGTGTTGACTCGTGCATCTGATGCTGATACCTACGGACTGAAAAGCCCTAACAGTTTGGGCGAGGGTGATGCGTTCTTCATCACATCAGGAGCCACAGGCGCTGGTGAGACCTATGTCTGCAACACCGTTGGCGTGATTACCTTTGGCACAACGGCAATTACTTTTGTGCAAATCTCTTCGGCGCAAATTTATTCTGCTGGCACTGGCTTAACGCTGACAGGCACCCAGTTCAGCATTAGCAACACTGCTGTAACCGCTGGCGCGTATGGTTCTGCTACTCAGGTTGGAACATTCACGGTCAATGCGCAGGGCCAGTTGACCCTTGCAGGCAACACAACTGTGACCCCTGCGGTGGGTTCTATCACTGGTTTGGGTACTGGTGTTGCAACTGCTTTGGCGGTCAACGTAGGTTCTGCTGGCGCTTTTGTGACGTTTGACGGGGCTTTGGGTACACCAAGCAGTGGTACGGTGACCAACTTAACGGGTACTGCATCAATTAACATTAACGGAACTGTTGGTGCTACAACGCCTACAACAGGAAACTTTACAACAGTCACTGCCACCACAGGCATCTTCGGAGGAACATTCTAATGGCACAAGCAGGCTTCACGCCCATATCTCTCTACTACAGCACCACAGCGGCGGCTGTTCCTTCGTCTGGCAATTTAGTCGCTGGTGAGTTGGCACTCAACACAGTTGATGAAAAACTGTACTTCAAGAACTCCGCAGGTACGGTAAAGTTGTTGGCATCAAATGCCACTTCTGCGCCAGTTTTATCATTCCAAACCTCTTTGGGCGGCTTAACACCATCGACTGCCACGACTGGCGTAGTGACGCTTGCAGGCACATTAAATACAACCTCTGGCGGTACTGGTCTGACATCATTCACAGCGGGTGATGTTCCCTACTATGCGTCTGGTTCAGTGTTGTCCAAACTTGCAATTGGCACAGCGGGTCAATTCCTAACCTCTACTGGTACTGCACCCCAGTGGTCTACATTGTCTGGCGTGGCTGTTACTACGCTGTCTTTTGGAACAACAGGTTTAACTCCGTCAACTGCAACTTCAGGTGCAATTACTGTTGCGGGAACGCTTGTTGTAGGTAATGGCGGTACAGGTCTTACAACGCTAACTGCCAACTATATTCCATACGGCAATGGAACTTCTGCTTTTGCTAATTCCAGTATTTTCCAATTTAACGGAACAAATTTTGGTGTTGGTGCGGCTCCAATTTCTACCGTCAGGCAATATATTAGAGGGTCTGGCGCAACAAGTGCCACTTGGTCTTTATATATAGACAATTCAACCCCAGCAAATATTTTTTCTGTTCGGGATGATGGTAATGTAGGTATAGGCTTAAGTTCGGCGTCGTTTAAATTACAAACATCGGGCGCACAAAATGCCAACGATATTGTAATTACCAACTCGACAACTGGTGCTTCATTGCGTATGCAAATGATTGACGCATATGCCGCACTTTTTACCACTACAAGTTATCCAATAACTTTGGGTACTAACAATACGGAAAGACTCAGAATAGATACGTCGGGCAATGTAGGTATTGGTCTTACAAGTCCCGCTTCTAAACTTGATGTGACTTCAGCGTATGTTGACCCCAATGCCACAGCACATGGAACTGTTGAATTTAATAGCAATACAAGTTTTGCAATAAACTTAGGCGGTTCAATTTCTCTTGGTGGTGCTTATACAGGTACTTCTACTACACAGTATGGTTCTATCTTAGGCGCTAAAGAAAATGGCACAGATGGTAACTATGCAGGATACCTTTCATTTCAAACTCGTCCAAACGGTTCTATTAGCGTAGAACGAGCCAGAATAGACTCTAGCGGTCGATTCATTATTCAAAATGGCCCTGCTAGTACTTCTACAAGTTCCGTCAAAGGTGTACAAATATATTTTGATGCAACAAACAATCAAGGCTATATTTATTCAACAGAATCAGGCGTTGCAAACTACCCATTAAACATAAACGCAAGCACGATGGCGTTAGGGTCAACTGTTACAACTTTTGTAATTAGTGGCACAGAACGTGCTCGTATGCAAGCAGGTTTCTCAGTAGGCACAACATCAGACCCCGGCGCTGGTGCAATTTACGCAACAGGCAACATCACTGCGTTCTTCTCTGACAAACGACTCAAAACTGTCAGCGGCAAGATTGAGAATGCTTTGGATAAAGTGGCTAAGTTGTCTGGTGTGTACTACACATTCAACGACACAGCCAAGTCGTTTGGTTACGACAGCGATGAAGAGCAAGTCGGTGTGATCGCCCAAGAAGTTGAAGCAGTGTTGCCACAGATTGTCAAAGCCGCACCATTTGACTTGGATGAAAACAACAACAGCAAGTCAGGCGAGAACTACAAAACAGTTCAGTACGAACGCCTTGTCCCCTTGCTGATTGAAGCCATCAACGAACTGCAAGCCAAGGTTAAGGCTTTGGAGGCTAAGTAATGGCACTACCATCATCAGGCCCACTCACATTTGCCGACATCCAAACTGAGTTTGGTGGCTCAAACCCTATTGGTTTAAATGAATACTATGCGGGAGGCGGTCTAGTTCCTGCTGGAACTACTGGAACCTATGGCGCTGTGCCAAGCAGTGGGGCAATTTCAGTCCAAAATTTCTACGGCACATCTGCCGCAACCGTAACTCCAAATGTTGAATATCTTGTTGTTGCTGGAGGCGGTGGCGGTGGCTCACGAATTGGCGCTGGAGGTGGTGCTGGAGGATACAGAACTGCTACAGGATTTGCTGTTGCATCTGGTACAGCCATTACGGTAACTGTTGGCGCGGGTGGTGCGTCGGTTACATCAATCCCCGGTCTTGCTGGTAACAACGGAAATAATTCTGTATTTTCTACAATAACATCCACTGCTGGCGGTGGCGGCGGTGCGTATGTTAGTGCTGGCAATGCTGGAGTCGCAGGTAAAAACGGCGGTTCTGGTGGTGGTGGTTCATACTCTGGAAATGGAGGATCATCAGCCGCAGGCACTGGAACAAGTGGACAAGGTAATGCAGGTGGCGTAGGTAGTTCAGGCAACACAGCAGGTGGCGGCGGTGGCGGCGCAAGTGCTGTTGGCGGCGCGGCAAGTGCTAATGGCGGCGCTGGAGGCGCGGGTACCGCTTCTTCTATTACTGGAACTTCAGTAACTTATGCTGGCGGTGGTGGCGGCTCAACTGACCAAGGTTCTGCGGGTGCTGGTGGAGCAGGTGGCGGCGGTGCTGGCTCAATAGGTTCTTCTGATGCAACAAATGGCACAGCAAACACAGGCGGCGGCGGTGGCGGCGCTAGAAATAATTCTGACACTAGCGATGTTGTTTCAGGTACTGGTGGTTCTGGTGTTGTGATTATTCGTTACTCTAGCACCTATATAGCCGCGACTGCAACAACTGGTTCGCCAACAATCACAGTTGATGGGGGCTATCGCATCTACAGATGGACTGGCTCTGGCTCCATTACTTTCTGAGGATAATCATGGCTCACTTTGCCCGACTGGATGAAAGCAACACAGTTACTGAAGTAATTGTAATTAACAATGAAGTGATTGAAAACAAATCGTTTCCAGAAAGTGAAACTATTGGCGTTCAGTTTTGTCAATCACTTTATGGCGCAGATACGCTCTGGGTGCAAACATCCTATAACGCTAATTTTCGATACAACTATGCGGGAACTGGGTACACCTTTGACGCTACGGCGTTGCCTAATGGAGCGTTTATCACGCCCAAGGCATATCCTTCTTGGGTACTGAACACAGCAACATACCAATGGCAGGCTCCCATCCCATATCCCAATGACGGGGAAAAATATTCTTGGGACGAAACAACTCAGTCTTGGGTTCTTTTTACTTCATCTTTTTAAAGGAAAATCATGTCAGCAACTATTACTTGGGTCATTGAATGGATGCAAACCACTCCTACGACCGCAACCCCTCCTGAGACAGTCATCACCGCTGGCTGGCGTTGCAACGGTTTGCAAGCATCTGCCGACCCTCAAGCACCCTATGTCGCAACTGTTTACGGCACAGCGTCATTCCCTGCCCCTGAAGGCACTTTTACGCCTTACAGCCAACTGACTCAAACTCAAGTTTTGGGTTGGTGCTGGGCAAACGGCGTTGACCAGACCGCTACCGAATTAAGCATTCAATCGCAGATCAACGGTCAAATCAATCCGACGGTTATTCAACCACCTCTGCCTTGGGTTACGGCATAATTAAAAAAGGGCGAACCGCTGGCCTATAACAGCGGAAATTTTTTAGGAGAATGGCAATGGAAAAAATAACTTTATCAACTCAACTGGTCAACGGCATCCTTCAGTATTTGGGCAACCAGCCCTACGCTCAAGTTGCTCAATTGATTGATGGCATCCAAAAAGAAGCACAAGCACAGGCTCAACAACCCGTTGAGAAAGTGATTGCTGAACCTGTAAATTAAATGGTATGAGCATGGAAGCGGTTCACGAATTAGCCACCGAGACCGACAAGCGTCTAAGCGTCCATGAGGCTATCTGCGCCCAGCGTTATGAGGGCATTCAAAGTCGCTTTGACGATGGCTCAAAGCGCATGACCAAGATTGAGTACCTTTTGTACGGCGTGATTGTCTGCGTTCTGTTTGGCCCCGGCGTGGCTGGGGAACTCATCAAAAAGGTTTTAGGACTGTAATGGTTGACCTTACCAAAGCCATCGGAGCCGTTGCCGCAAGCGTTGCCGCACTTGGTGGTAGTTACACGCTTGCCGACAAGTTTGGCTTTTTTGACCGAGCCATCATTGAATGGTCTCCAGAGAATTTTAAAATTGTGGCAGAGGCTAATAAGCCAATTACTGTTACGGTTGCAAGAATAAAGAAGCGGGACGACTGCTCTGTTGAGAGTTTCACGCCAAGCATTCGTGATGCGGCAGGCATGGTGCATGAAGCAACCACCACCGCAAGCAAGTTTAGTGGCCCAGCAGGCCCAGAGATCGACACATTCACCTACGAACTCACGATGGTGAGGAAAGAGAAGATTGCCAGCGGCAAGGCTACTTTGTTGGCGACCATCAAATACAAGTGTCCTGAAGGGGAGCGCGTTGTGCAATATCCCCGTCATACAAATCTAAGTTTTGAATTAAAAGGGTGACCATGATTCCAATAGTCGCATCCCTCCTTGGTACATTGGCTCAGAACGGTCTGGGCCTTTTGTCTTCTGCGATCCAAGCAAAGGGCAAAGAAGTCGTCGAGAAGACTCTTGGCGTCAAGATTTCCGATAACCCCTCCGACGCTGAAGTATCTAAACTTCGCCAACTCCAATACGACCACGAGGAGCGCCTGCTTGAGTTGGGCATCGAGAAGGCCCGCATTGAACAAGAAGAGTTGGCGGCACTGCTTAAAGCGCAGGCAAACCAAGAAGACAATGTGTCCAAGCGTTGGCAGGCTGATATGGCCTCTGACTCGTGGCTGTCGAAGAATATCCGCCCCGGCACCCTGATCTACATCCTGACCGCTTATTTGCTGTTTGCTGGCCTAAGTGCCGCAGGCATTGAGGTGAACGAGGCATATGTTGCCTTGCTCGGCCAATGGGGTATGTTGGTGATGACCGCCTACTTTGGTGGCCGCACCGTCGAGAAGGTCATGGAAATGCGCAAAAAGGACAAAGAATGAGCCTGAGTGACGAACAAGCCGCATTCCTTCTGGATGCTTGCAAACTAATCGTATATGCCACTGGCCTTGGTTTTAAGGTCACTGGTGGGGAGTTGGCCCGCACACCTGAACAGCAAGCCCTTCATGTCAAGGCTGGTCGCTCCAAGACCATGAACTCCATCCACCTCAAGAGGTGCGCTATTGACTTGAACTTTTTCAAGGATGGGCAGATAATCTGGAACAAGGAAACCCTTGCTCCGCTGGGCGCGTATTGGGAGAATATGCACCCCAAAAACCGCTGGGGTGGTAATTTCAAATCGCTGGTAGATTGCCCGCATTTTGAGCGCAATGTCGGATAAGGAGAAAAAATGACGACCGCATCGGTAATGACATACGACTCCTTGGTCGAGAACATCCAGTCTTATCTGGAGCGTACCGACACCGCTACCCTTGAGAAAATCCCTCTTTTCATCATGCTGGCCGAGCAGATCATTGCCAGCCAGATCAAGTTTTTGGGTAACCTGACGGTCAGCACTAGCACGATGACGGCCACTCAGGCGGTCATTGACAAGCCTGCCCGTTGGCACAAAACCGTTTCAATGAATGTGGTGGTGGCTGGTAGCCGCACCCCTGTCTTGCTTCGCAAGTATGAGTACCTGCGTGAGTATTGGCCTGATGCCACAGAGACAGGCGTGCCCGCATATTACGGCGACTACGACTACACACACTGGCTGGTGGTTCCTACGCCTGCCGCCGCTTACACCTTTGAGGTGTTGTACTACGAGCGGATTCAACCGCTCGATTCTTCCAACCAAACAAATTGGTTCACCATCTACGCCCCGCAGGCATTGCTGTATGGCGCTCTTTTGCAGTCTATGCCGTTCCTCAAGAACGACGAGCGGATGCCCATGTGGCAAGCAAATTACGACCAGATCATGCAGACCCTCAAGCAAGAGGATGTCCAGCGTATTGGTGACCGTCAAGCCGCAGTATTGGATACCTGATCATGTCATATAACAGCCCCTTCACAGGTAATGTCATCCAGCCAACGGATGTCTCTTATCGCCGAATTACTCTGACCGCTGACTTACAGTTGGAGTGGCCTATCAACGGGACTTCGACTGATGATGCCGCCGCTCGAATCATGGAGGTGTCAACTGCATCTACTGCAAACGAGTTGTGGATGCCGCCAGCCAATCAGGCTTCTGTCGGCCAAGATGCGTTGATCCGAAATGTGGGCGCTGTTGCTTTGCTGGTCAAGGACTACACTGGCCTCAACACCATTGTGTCTATAGCCGCTGGCGAAGCCCAGTACATCTACATCACGGCCAATCCAACCACAGCAGGCACTTGGGGAATCATTGCCTATGGTATTGGCTCTTCTGGTGCTGATGCGGCCACGCTGGCTGGATACGGCTTGCTGGCGATTGGTCAGACGCTGAACCAGTCCCAGCCTGTCACCACCTTTTCTAGCGATTACACGGCACTGACAACAGACCGCTCTAACACTTATGTGTGGACGGGTGGTGCTGGTACTTTGACGCTATCAGCCGCGTCTACCCTTGGCGATAACTGGTTCATGTTCTTGCGCAACAATGGAACTGGTGCCTTGACTGTTGCTGGAACTGGCGGAAACACCATCAACGGTTCTGCTTCGTTAATTTTTCAGCCTGCTGATTCTGCAATTATTGTGTGCAGTGGCTCAACCTTCTACACCGTTGGCCTTGGCAAATCAACTCAGTTTGCTTTTACTCAGTTGACCAAGAGTGTCACTACTGGCAGTTACACATTGACTTCTGCGGAAGCGTCTAATGTGATTCAGAAGTACACAGGAACCCTGACAGGCAATGTGACCATCATTGTTCCTCAGACGGTGCAGGTTTACTACATCCAGAACGCAACGACTGCTGGTGGGTTTACCTTAACGATCAGCACAGGCGTGGGTGGTGCGTCTACGGCCACGATTGCCGCAGGTAATCAAGCCACGCTGATTTGCGACTCGGTGAACTTGTTGAACGCCAACACCGTACTGGCTGGTTCTTCGGCCATCAGTTTGCTCAACGGTACGGTTTCTAACCCTTCGTTGAACTTTGCGTCTGAGCCAACGACTGGTATTTATCGCGCCGCCTCTGGTGAGTTTAACCATGCAATTCTTGGCGTGTTGCGCTCCACCTTGTCGGCATCTGGCTTGGCAATTGTTGGCACGGGTAACTTTACGGGTGGCGTTTCAGGCGGAGTATTCACTTGACCAAAAAAGTTCTTACGATTGACACCCTTGCTGGACTTCAGAGGGATGGCACTATTTTTGACTTGAACTTTTATACCGCTGGTAAATGGGTTCGGTTTCAGCGTAACCGACCCCGCAAGATAGGTGGCTACCGCGCCATCACAAATGATGTGTTTGGTTACTCTCGCGGCATTTATGTCAACTCTGTAGACGGCATTAACCAAATTTTCAATGGCTACAACAACGGCTTTGAAGTTGTAAACATTGACAACGCTGGCGTGGGCGCGGGAGTTAATGAGTTCACATTCACTGGTCTGATCCTTACGACCAACACATTGGTTGGCGGTACGCTGTACACAAACGGCACATACACAAATGTGACCTTGACTGGCGGCTCTGGTTCTGGGGCCAAGGCCACCATCGTGGTGTCTGGCGGTTCTGTGACCACAGTGACCATTACGACTGCTGGCAATGGGTATGTTGTTGGCAACACCTTGAGCGCAACAGCCGCAAGCATTGGCGGGACTGGTAGCGGTTTTTCTGTCAAGGTTGCCACAATCAACAGCGGCTTTACACCAAGCGACTTGAACCTGTGGCAGATTGATTCATCTTTTGATGCTCAAGGCTCTGGCAATCAGTTGTTGCTGGCGCACCCCGGGCAGAACTTGGCGCAGATTGACCAAACAGTTAATACCCCTGTGCTGGCTGGAAATATCAACGGAACGGTTCTTTCCCCATTGACGGACACATCTGGCACAACCCCAACAGGCGACATCATTGAGGTTGCGGGCGGTGTGGTTGTCTTGCACCCGTATGTGTTCGTGTATGGAGACAACGGCCTGATTAAGAACTCTGTTGCTGGCAATCCATTTGATTGGAACGGCCCAGACGCAAACGAGGTCAATGTGGCCTCCACCAAGATCGTCAAGGGCTTGCCAGTGCGAGGCGGCTCTAACGCGCCTTCTGGATTGTTCTGGGCGCTTGATTCTTTGATTCGAGTTTCATACACCCCAACAACAGTGACGGTCGCTGGAACGCCCCAGACCTTCTTCTGGCGCTATGACATCATTTCTTCGCAGTCTTCGATTTTGTCGAGCCAGTCTGTGATTGAGTACGACGGCATCTACTACTGGTGTGGCGTTGACCGCTTCCTGCTTTACAACGGTGTGGTGAAAGAGATTCCAAACACCTTCAACCAGAACTACTTTTTTGACAATCTGAACTATGCACAGCGTCAAAAGGTCTGGGCAACCAAGGTTCCTCGCTACGGTGAAATCTGGTGGTTCTATCCTTCTGGCGATTCAGAAGAGTGCAACAACGCGGTCATCTACAACATCCGCGAGAACTGCTGGTACGACGCTGGGTTCTCTGATGGCGCAACCCGCACCGCTGGCTACTTCTCTCAGGTGTTCAAATACCCAATCAATGCAGGCGCAACTTTAAGCACGGTTGAGGAAGTTTTTTCATCCTCCATTACAACGATCAACACAAACGCAAACATTGAAGTTCCGCAGACAAACCAAATTGCGGTTGGACAGTTGGTGATCGCCGCAGGCATTCCAGCAAATTCGATCATCACGGCAATCGTTCCTAGTGCTACGGCTGGATTCTTTACGGTTACGCTGACCAACCCAGCAAGTGCATCTGCAACCGTGACTGCATCATTCAATACAACGGCTGGTCGCGTAACGCTGTGGCAACATGAAATTGGCACTGACGAGATCAACAACACCAATGTAAACGCCATCGAGAGTTTTTTTGAGACCTCTGACCTTGGCTGGGTGCAGGGTGGCCCAGCGCAGACCTCCCCAGTGGGCGACAACTACTGGTTGCGCATTGAGCGGATTGAGCCTGACTTTATTCAGGAAGGTACGATGACTGTACAGGTTACAGGTCGCCCGTTTGCTCAATCGCAAGATGTGATCTCCGACCCGTTTGCCTTTGAGCCAACGACAGGCAAGATTGATATGCGTGAGCAACGCCGAGAGATACGGTTGCGGTTTACAAGCAATATTCAGGGTGGTGATTACCAGATGGGTAAGGTGCTATTAAACGCAACCGTCGGCGATACACGCCCATACGGAGGTTAAGATGGCTCTTGCGGTTGTCTATGATCCTCGGTTTCACACCTTTGAGTCGTGGGCGGCGCTGATGTGCGAGGCGTATGCGGGTCAGCAGTTGGTGATCCCTGACTCTCGAACAGATTGGTATCAGTGGGCGGCTGGGTTAAAGGCAATTGATGTCTTCACGAATGAGGGCATCCCCGGCCCCTATATCTATAACAACTGGCAGGATTGGGCGTCGGCTTTGGTTGGCGCTGTCAACCAGCCCACAGAAGGCCCAGACCAATGATAGAGTTCATCGAGATTTTCAACTATGTAGCAAAGGTCGCTCGACCCGCTCACGCCAAAGTTGCCATCGCAGACGCAATGGAAAATACTTTTCAGGAAATTGGGTTGGACAGTCTCGATGGTTTGGTTATGTTGATGTACTTCGACGACCTCTATGGAATTGAAGACGCAGTCAGCAAAGAGTGGACGCCAGCGTCTGTGCAAGAGTTGCACGACCTCGTGATGGCAAACAAAACCAAAGAACCTGCCTCAATGGAAGAAGTGGCCGAGGCTTGCAAATGATCTTTCTGACCCACTACCGCACCGCCTCCACAACCAATGTCGAGTTGTTTGACGACATCGTCTACCCCCAGAAGGTCAACTGGTTTCCTGAAACTTACAACCGAGCCAAGTCTGGCTTGGTCTACGTCCCCCATAAGTTGGCCGAGAAGGTGCTTGATCCTGAGTTGCTGACCTACCTGCGGGAGAACCCAGTAGGCAAGACGGCATTCATCTTGGCCGCAGGCAATGCGCACTTTGCTGGTATCGGCCAGCGTCCTTACGACTCGCGCCTGACTTACACCTACAAGTTCCTGCCGTTCACCCTGACTCAGGTCTACGCTGGCCGTATAGCCCAGTCCTGCGGTGACATGGATATGGTGACCACCGACTCCTCGGCCTGCGCTTCTAGCCTCAAGGTAATGATGGATGTGGTTAACCTGATCGACTTTTACGACTATGACCGCGTCATTGTGCTGACTGTGGAGGACGGTGTCTCAAACGCCGTGCTGGAGTTCTTTGGTGACTCCAAGGCGGTATTGACCGAAAAGCAGGAACAGGAAGGCATAAAGCCATCCGCTTTTGACTCGGTAAACGCTGGGTTTAGGGTTGGTCAGGGAGCCGCTTTTGCGGTGTTTGAGTCCGAGAGTGCCGTTTCCCGCCAGCGGGTTACCCCACACGCCGCCCTGATTGGTGCCTACAACGCGTCAGAACGCTCTACAAACGCGATTGGACAGTGTGAGGATGGTGAGGGCTTCAAAAAGGTTATTGAAGGCGTATTGCACTATTCCCATATTCGGGCAGATGAGATTAAAATCGTTAAAACCCACGGAACTGGAACAGCGTCCAACAACAAGGCCGAAAAGTGCGCCTTGAACCAAACGCTACAAGGATTCATCGCGACCTCGTATAAGCAGAAGATTGGTCATACGATGGGAAGCAGTGGACTCCTTGAAACTTTATTATTGTTGGGCGACATCAAGTCGGGATTTGTGCCAGCGATTGAGAACCGAACTGAAAGCGATTCGGTATTCCTTTCGGAATCGACAAGTCCCCCTGATGGTTTGATAATGAGTCTGGCGGCTGGGATGGGCAACATCTATTCCGCCGCAATATTTAAGGGGCTGTGATGCTGACCGATAGCAAAAAGAAAGAACTGAGTGTTGAGGCGGTCTTGCTGATTGCGGCACAGCAGACTAAGTCTAAGTATTCTGCGGAGCAGGTCTATGCATCTCTCGTAAAAGAGATGAACATGGAGGGCACAAGCACCTATCGCGAAGGCAATACTGTATTCCTTATGCATCACGCCAAGGGGCGTGTCGGTATCTTTCGCGCCCTGAACGCTGACACCGCCAGAAACTATTTGGACAACTCTTACCAATTTATTCAAGACGCATACAAGATGGGTTTTGATATTCTTGTCAGCGACTTTGAAGACCCGACGATTATGAACATTTTCAAGGGCATCTCAAGAAACCCTCCACAAGAGGGCATGGGCTATCGCGCCGAGAGAACCCAAAAAGGTTTTCGCGTGACGGTCAAGTTAGGGCCAGCGCGGCCCGATAAGGAATAAAAATGAGCGCAGTTGTTGAAGCAATTGGTGATGCAATCGGCGATGTATTTGAGGCTGTTGGCGATGTTGTAGAAAGCGTTGTTGATGTTGTCAGTGATGTCGTCGAGTTTGTCGGAGACACCGTTCAAGCAGTCCTTGACGACCCTTTGCCAATGCTTCTCCAGATTGCTGGTGCGGCAGTTGGCATCCCACCTTTTGTTACCTCTGGTTTTGTTACTGCGGCTCGTGGTGGCGACCTGATGGATGTGGTGTTGTCTGCTGGCACATCGTACCTTGCGCCTATGGTTGTTGGCCCTGTTGCGGGAACTGTCTCAGAGACTCTTCTTGATGCAGGGGTTAACGCCACGGTTTCTGACATTGTCTCTACTGGTATTGGTAAGGGACTTGTTGGCGGCGTGGTTGCAGAAATTAAAGGCGGCGATTTTGACGACGGCTTTGCTGGTGGTTTTGTTTCAACCGTTGTCAACAATGGCGTAACACAACTCACCAATTTTGTTTCTGACACTGTACTTAACACGGCCACTGTTGCGCTAGATTCTGTTGGGTCTACAGCAAACAGCACTTTTGTGGCGGCGTATGACGCTGGCTCATCTACCGACGGCGTGGACACAACGGTTGGTAGCACCTTCACTACTACTGTTTCTAGTTTTGACTCTGTTGACACAACTGACACAACCGATACATCGGGCACAACGATTACAACGGGTACAACTGACACATCAGGCACAACAGGAACTACTGGAAATACGGGCAATTTGGATTTAAGTACAGACAGCGGCTCTGGCATAGGAGCAGATGTTGTTTCTCAAGTTACTGTTTCCAATATTGGCGTTGACAACACAGGTGTTGACACCACATTTACTGGGACTACCGACACCACTGGTACTGTTGACACCACTGGCACAACGACCACAGGCACTACAGACACCACAGGCACAGTTGATACAGGCACCACTGGCACTGTGACTACTGATACTTCTGGTACAGGAACTACTGACACCTCTGGCACCACTGGTACGACAAATACTGCTGACACCTCTAGCGGAACCAGTATTTTTGACACAACCCTAAACAACACTGGCACAACAACTGGAACGACACTTACTGGCACAGGCGGCACAGACAGTGTTACTGATTCAGTCTTGAACAGCGGTAGCACAACAGGCTCAACAGTTATCGGTGATTCTGGTGGTTTGGATAGTGTTGCCGACATCATTGAAAGCCTTACCGCTGGTACTGGCGACACAACGCTTGACACGACGCTAGACTCAACAATTGACACAACACTTGACACAATAGGTGATACAGAACTTGATACGACAGACGATACAACTGTTGGCGGGCTAAGTACGCTGAACACTGATTCAACTGATGGATCAAATGTTGTTGCCATAGATACAGACACTGGCGATGTTGTTCTTGATGATACTGTTCTCAACAACAATGTTGTTGCCAGCGATGATGTTGTTGGCGGCTTGACCGCAGTATCAGGCGATCAGGGTACAGACACACTTGCAACTGTAGGCACAGACAAAGCAGGCAATGATGTTGTTGTTCGTGCTGGTGATACTGTTACTGATACAGGCGATACCTCTGGCACAACAGATACCGTTGGCGGTTTGACGCAAGTCCAGTCTGGTAACAACAACCTAAATGTAGACTCAGCCGCAGACGCTACAACAACAGGCGGCTTGAGCCAAGCCACTGGCGCAAAAGATGATGTCTTTGGCAAAATTGTAAAAGGCGCAGTAACGAAGGCCGTGACTGGTGCCCTTAAAAATCAAATCAAGGGCGGCATCAATAAAGCACTTGGCGTTAAGACCGCCAAAACGCCGTCAATTGGTAAAAAGTTGGTGGGTAATATTGCATCGCAATTTGGACAAAAAGTTGCGCCAAAAGCAATGGACATATCAAAATTGATTCGAGTTCCAAGCACAAAGAAAACGGCTCCGCTCAAAGCGAATGTGAGCAAGTTGACACCAGTCTCCAACATATCTGGGTTGTCAACTCTGATTAAAGGTAAAGGATAAGCATCATGGCAATTTTAGAAAAACGCAGAGCAGTTAATCAATTGCCACGGTTTCAAAGGTATCAGGACACCCGTGCTGGTGACCGTGCCGCCGCGTTGCGTGGTGAAACCCCAATTACTTCTGCGATTCGCCAACTGGCTGGCTCAAGTGGCTACGGCCCAATGGGTGAGTCCCAAGGCTTTAATCCAATGGGTGGCGGTGCTGGCCCGATGGGCGGCGCAGGAAAGGGCACAGTCGATAAATTTGGCAACATGGCAGGTCAGCCTAAGACTGCTGTTACATCGGCCTTAAAAGGCTCTACAGCCAACACAACATCCAAGATGCCCAACTTGTCTTCCAAGACTACGGGCACCACTGGCAAGACTTTGACTTCTACTGGCACTGGCGCGGCTAAGACTATTGGCGCAAAGACTCCTACAACTACTGGCACAAAAACAACTGGTTCTAATGTTGGCAGTAAATTGACCAGCGCATTGGCTGGTGCCGCTCTTGGCGCTGGAACCAAGTTGGCAATTGACAAGTTGACTGGTGCAAAAACTTCAAAGACTGTAGACACAACAAAAACGGACAAAAAAGGAGTTGTTGATACTGCAAAGAAAGTTGTAGATACTTCTAAGAAAGTTGTTGACACCACAAAAGCAGGAACAAAAGGCGTCGTTGATACTACAAAGGCTGGCACCAAGGGAGTTGTTGATACTGCCAAGAAGGTTGTTGACACTACGAAGGCAGGGACAAAAGGTGTTGTTGACACCACTAAGACGGGTACAAGGGGTGTTGTTGATACAACCAAGGCTGGCACAAAAGTAACCAGTCCTACATCTGTAATTAAGAAGACTGGCACCAATGTTGGTACGCCCCCATTTGTTCCTAAAGGTTCAACCGCCGCTACTAAAACAACTGGTTCAAAATCTACTGCTCCAGCAACAAAGGGAGCCGCAGGCGCTGTTGCAAAAACCGCCGCTCAAATCAAAGCAGAAAACCCTGAGTTGACAGAAGAAGAAGTTCAAGCAGAACTAGATCGAATCAAGTCAGAAGAGGAGTCCTTGGGCGTTCCAGAGGGTGCGGAAGATAATGGCGACGGCACTTACTCAGTCACTGAAGACGGCATGGTTACAACCTATGACGCCGATGGAAACATTGTTGGCATGGAGGCGGCTGAAGGCGAAACCGAAGGTGGTGAAGACGGCACAGAAGAGGACGGCACGACAACGCAAGTTTTGGATGACGGCACTGTCGTTACCCTTAATGCGGATGGCGAGATTGTTTCCTACACTGACACCGACGGTTCAACTTACGACGCAGACGGTAACGAAATAACCGAAGGCGGCGGAGATTTAGATGCTGGAGGTAACACCACTGAGACATTGGAAGACGGCACAGAAATTACATATGACGCAAGCGGTGATATTGTTTCCTACACCGATACAGATGGCGTTACATACGACGGCGACGGCGAGGTCATTGATGGATCAGACACGCTTGTAACTGGCGACGAAGAAACTGAAGAAGATGCATACGAAGGCTTGTACTCTGACGATGAAGGAAACTTGTACGACCCTGATGGAAATCTTGTGCAATATGCTGATGGCACAGAAGTTGGCGATGACTACTATGCTGAAGATGAAGTGGTGTACACCGACGAAGATGGCAACACCTATGACGCTGATGGCGAAATAATTGATTATGCGGATGGGTATGTTGCTGAAGATGAATACGATACAGAAGATGGATACACCGCTGAAGATGAATATTCTGCTGAAGACGAGTATTCCTATGATGACGAATACTCTTATGAGGATGACTACTCATACGACGACATTGATTACGGTGAGAAAAAGGGCGGCTTGATTCATATGCAAGAAGGCGGCGACACAGAAGGTGAAGAAGAAGATGGCGAACCAGTTGCAGAAGAAGAGAACGAAGACGGCACAATCACTCAATACTTTGATGATGGCTCTTCTATCACCTACGACGCAGACGGTGAAGTTGTTGATGTAACCGAATCAACAGATGAGGCTGAGTCTACATTTACGCCTCGCAGTGTGTCTGCGCGTGATCCCAACTATTCAGATACAACTGAAGAAATTCAAGATTTCCAAAATGTTGGTTACAACTTCGGTGAGTCAGACGACCCCACAATGACGGGTTACACATTGACTGGAAATCGTAATCCAGTAGGTAACACTTACAGTAACGAGGGCCGAGGCACAGGATTAGATTTCACACCAGAAGGATTCCCTGAAGGGTTTGTTTCTAACGGTGACGGCACCGCTACTTATGTGGACGACGACGGTAGTACAGTAACCATTGATGCTGACAACAACATCGTGTTTGTGACTGACGCAAACGGTGAGGTTGTTGCGCAGAACAACGAGCCAGTTACAACTGGCGGTTTGACTCAAGCAGGTCAAGGCAACCGCCAATACTTCGATGATGGCTCTAGCATCGAGACATTTGATGACGGCTCAACCGTGACATATGACTCTGACGGCAATGTGTTCAGGGCTACTGACGCATACGAAACAACATACGACGATGAAGGCAACGCTATCGTGACTGATGGCTTTGGCAACATTGTGAATGTCTACGACCCTCAAGGTAATGTGATTCCTTTGGGTGGTGGTCGAGTTACTGGCCCCACGCAAGTAACGGGTGCTGGTGGTACGGGTGCGGTTGGTATCGATAACGAAACGCCCATTCAGCGAAGAATTCAAGAGCAACAAGAAGAAAGAAGCACCAAGAGCGCAATTGATAATCTGCTTGCAGGTCTGAACACCTACGGTGGCGCAGGTGCGGCTGGCGCTGTTCTTGGTGCCTTGCTAAGTGACTCCGACCTGTTTGGCGGTGGTGGCGGTGGAGGCTCTAATTTTGATATGACTGGCGTTGGCTCAATCGATCCACGCACTACAGACTTTGGCATTGGCCCAGCACGCTATGTCGGTTACGACGAGTACGGTACGCCAGAGCAGATGCCTGAACTCTATGGTCAAGAGTTGTATCAGAACTTGAACGCCCCCGGCTTCAATGAGGTGAACGCTGGCGACTACGCACGCTATGACGCTCAAGACTCTGGTCTTGATCAGTTCATGGAAGGTGACGCCGAAGACCAAGCAATGGCCGATGAGGGCCAAGGTATGGCCGCTGGTGGTCAGCCACAAGGCGGCTTGGGCCAGACATCGCCCCAGACTTACTACACCTTTGGCACACCTGTTGACCCCTTGCAGAACTTGCGCAATCCAGCGCCGTTCCAGCAACAGCCACAGCAACCACAGATGCAACCTCAGATGCCCCCACAGGCCGCTCAGAACGCACAACAGATGCCTCCACAGCAGGCACTGCCCCAGATGGGTATGGCTCCAACACAGCCCTCTATCCCTCAAGGCATTCCACCCGCTGGCGTAGGCATGAAGAGCGGTGGCCTGCCTGCTTGGTCAAATGTGCCAATCACTCAAGGCCGCTTAAACTTCCGCCAAGGCGCGGCGGTACACGGCGCAGGTGACGGCCAGTCTGACGACATCCCAGCAATGTTGGCTGACGGCGAGTATGTGATTGACGCTGAGACTGTGGCCCAGATCGGCAACGGCTCTACAAAAGCAGGCGCACAGGCTCTGGACAAATTCAGGGAAAATATCAGAAGGCACAAGCGTTCTGCGCCCGTGAACAAAATTCCGCCCAAGACTAAGGCGCTTACTTCCTACTTGAAAGGAGCCAGATAATGGCTGGACTGTTTCAGGGTGATCCCCTACCAGATGTAACGACGACGACGCAGACGCAAGCGACTGCGCCAGAGTTCTATACCAATTACCTTCAAGACATTGCTAACCTTGGTCAGAACGCCGTCCAGCAGGGCGGTGTGGCTGGCTTCAGTCCACTGCAACAACAAGCCTTCCAGATGGTGCCTGATGTAGCATTCTCTGGCGCTGGCTCGATGGGCGCGGCATCCCAGTTGATGGGTCAGGCTGGCGCGACCACCATGCCTGATGTGGTGGCCGACTACATGAACCCCTACACCCGTGGCGTGGTGGATGAGATGGGTCGCCTGCAACAGCGAAGCATTCAAGAAAACATCCTGCCAAACCTTGGCGCGGCGGCGGCTGGTTCTGGTCAGTTTGGCTCACGCCGTCAGGCACAAGTCACTGGCAACTCTTTGCGTGACCTTCAGTCTGATTTGCTGGGTAAGCAAATGCAAGCCCTCCAGTCTGGTTACACAGAGGCTGGCAAGTTTGCACAGCAAGACTTGACTCGCACCCTACAGGCTGGTCAGGGTTTTGAAAACTTAGGACAAGCACAACAAGGTTTGGGTTTGTCTGGCCTCAAGGCCATGAGCGAGTACGGCGGTCAGCAACAGGCGCTCGGCCAGAAGATGCTTGACTACCCAATGGCGCAAGCGCAAGCGTTCTCTCAGTTGATGAAGCAGTACCAAGTCCCCGGTGGCTCGATTGAACAAAAAACTGGCCCACAGGCTGGCGCATACTCCAACAGCCCTCTGTCTCAAATTGCTGGCCTATTAACTGGCCTTGGCGCGTTTATGAAAAAAGACGGCGGCGCGGTAATGATGAAGAACGGCGGCAAGGCCCAACGATCAAAAGCCCATGCTTATTTGGCACGCGGCGGTACAGTAAAAATGGCGAGGTAATAAATGGCAACAGCACCACAATCACAGGGTGGGTTGGGAGCAATGGCCCCCGTAAGACCTCCTGCACCTAATGCACAGCCTGCCCAGCCACCCAATCCTGCGCAGGCCGCACAACGCATCTCTGGCTTAGAGCAAGAGACCCCTGCTGAAGAAGACTTCATGGCGCGTGCTTTGCGCAACAAGCGTGCGCAGGAAGAGGCTTTGAATTCACAAATTGAAGCGTTGAAAAACAGTCTTGACTCGCGCATGAAGCCAGCGTTTGACCCTGCCTTGATGGCGGCGGCTTCTGGCTTTTTGAGGCCAACAAAGACAGGCGGCTTTGGTGAGTCTGCTGGCTACGCCGCTGAAGCGTATGCGTCAGAGACTGACAAAGAGTTGGCCCGCAGGCAAGCAGTTGACAAAGCCAAACTTGAGTTGGCCCAGAAGCAGGCCGCAATGCAAAGCCAGAACTTGATGTTTGAACACCAGATGCAAATGGCTGGCTACGATCCCAAAGAGTTGACTACCTTGGTGACTGGCCCTGCTGGTGGATCACCTCTTGCTGGCGCACCCGTTGGTGGCGCACCTACTGAGGGCGCTCCAGCCGCTGGTGGTGCCCCTGCACGCGCACCGCGTGAAGCAAGACCAATCACAGAGCGCGACATTCAGATGGCCTATGCCATCAGCCCTGAGTACGGAAAGCAAGTCATGGAGCAGGCCAAGTTCCAGCAAGACAAGTTTATGAGTACGGCGCAGGGCGTGATCCGCAAGGACACTGGCAAAGCGGTTGACACTGGACTTGAGACAACGATTGAAACATCTATTCCTTTTGTCGGTGTGGAGAAGGTTACGCAAGGTCAGTTGGCTGAAATCAAGCAGTTGAATAAGCAATTCCCACCGGGGCATCCCCAGAGGGCGGATCAGTTTGCACGCTTCTACTCTGCCAACGGTATTGGTGGAACAAGTTACACGCCTCCTGAGGATGGCAAGCCATCTTCTGCTGAGTCAAGCATGAGGACTTCTAGCCAAAGAGAACTAGATCGTAAGGCTGAAGAGGAAACTCAAAAAGCCCGCATCACAAAATCAGAAGAGCGTGCATCGGTTCTGATTGATAGGGGTCAGGCCGCAGACAACACCAAGCAAATTGCGTTGGATATGTCTGCCTACGCTGACAGCAATCCTCGTGTGTTCCAGTTGATGCAAACTGCGACCCTCAAGGATGCGGTGTTGCGATCTATTGAGAAGATGGGCGCACCATTGAACATTGATCCTCGAACAATCTTGCAATACAAATTGGAAGACAAGGACATTGAGGCACTGCAAATGTTTGCGCAGAAGTCGGCTCAGTTGACGGTTGAGTTGCGTAAGGCGTCGAGGGCACCGGGCGAAGGTGCCACAACCGAGAGCGAAGGCCGCTTGTATGCGCAAGTCGAGGCGTTGCCTACAGACACCGCACGCGTCATTGGCCTCAAGTCAGAGTTGCTTGCACTGCGCACTGACTACGACAAAGCCGCCGCTACGCTGTGGGTGGACTGGCGTGAGCAGAACCCCGGGAAGTCGTTCGACAAGTTCCGCCTCAGTTCTGACGAGTTCAAGGCACTGCGCAAGAGTTACGACTCCACGCTGGAGGCCGTGCGCAAGGCCAACACTGACCTGCTCAGTACCAAAGCACCATCAGCAACACCTCAAGCAAAGCCGCCAAGTGGACAGCCCGCTGGTGGCCGAAGCAATGAGCGCGTAATTGATGGCTACATTTGGGAGCGCCAGCCTGATGACTCTTGGAAAAACAGCGGAAGGAAAGCCAAATGACATCGGTTGCTGACTACAACAACAACCCCGGGAACCTGCGGCCCAAGGGCTTTACCTACAAAGGTCAGATCGGAGTTGACGACCGAGGCTTCGCCATTTTTGAAAACAAAGACGCTGGCCGCAGTGCGTTGATGCAAGACATCCGCGCCAAGCAACGGCAGGGTCTGAACAACCCCAACGCATTCATTGACAAGTACGCGCCAGCGATGGCTGAAAATCCAGAAGAGGGGCGAGAAAATTACAAGATCAGGCTGGCACAACACCTTGGTCTTCAAAGCACCACCGACCCTTTTCCTAAAGGGTCAGAGGAAAAAATTGCTGATTTAATTGCTTCGTTTGAGGCAGGAACACCTGCCGCCACAACGGAAAAGAAAGAGCCGTCAGCCAAAGACCCCTTTGCAGGTTACGAACCAAAGGCCAGAACAGACAAAGGTGATGCTTTGCCGCCTCTTGTGGCAGAGCAATCAAAGACCGAAAAGGTCATGGGCGCGATTGCCGACTCTGGTGAGTATGTTGCTGAGAAGGCTTTGGAGAATCCAGAAATTTTAGCCGCCGCAGGGGCTGGCGCTGGCAAAGGCATCCTCGAAAAGATTTTACAAAGCCCTGAAAAGCATTTGGTTGGTGAAGGCGAGAAGACTCCACAGCAAGTGCAGGCGGCAAAAGATGCGGCCAGAGCGGCTCAGACTAGGGTTGGAGAAGTTGAGCGAGTTGTTTCAGGTCGTGAGCCAATTGATGTTGAGTCCCTCCAGCGTGAATTTGATATGCGCAAGATGGGCAAAGAGTTGATGGAAGATGAGTTGCGTGAAGCCCAGAAAAACTTGAAGGGCTTGCCAAAGACTTATGTGCCACCAGTAGAGCCTGCCGCATTACCTTCGGGCACTTCTGCACCAGAGGGACGAGTTGGCCCTGCCAGCGGCCCAACGATAGAGGGAGACTCTGGCCCAAGGAACTGGACAATCAGAACCGCAGGTCAAAAGCATCAAATGCCAGAGGCAATTTTGGATATGGTCACAGATCAAACCAAAGAAAGCCCAACTGGTGGTATGCGCTTAATTCGGGAAGACCTCGCCAATTTAGAAAAAATTAAAGAACTTGGTATGGGTGATACTAAGTTGGCAACAACCCCCAGTGGTGTGCAGTTGCAATTGCCAACTAGCGTGGCGGCTGACTACGAAGGCCAACTTGCCGCAAAGCAAGCGCAAGAAGCCTCAGAGCAGGCGGCACGCGCCCAAGCAGATGAAGCCAAGCGTTTGGCCGCAGAGGCCGATCTTGCCCGCCAGCGTCAAATGGCAGAACTACGAGTTGAGCAAGCCCGCAAGTCTAAGATTTCTGCTGGTGAGCGGGCGGCTGATGCAAAGAGAAAAGCAAACACTGCCAAACAGCAGGCGGCATCTCAGGCAAAGTCTGATGCTGGCAAATTGGAGACCGCCCAGATCAGCGCCAGAACTGCACAACAGACCGCCAAGGAAGCGGCGGCGGCACAGCCAAGTGGCCTGACTATGGCCGCTCGTGAGGCTGGCCGCAGGTTCTCTGAAAAGTTGCCAGTCATTGGTAATGTGCTGGGTGCCGCTGGCGCTACCCTGTCAACGCAGGAGGCTGTGGATCGATACAAGCAGGGTGATTACTCTGGATCGGTTTTAGGGGCCATAGAGGCCGCTCTGAACACCGCTTCGATGGCACCCCCTACCAGCCCAGCCTCGTTGGCTATAAAGGGCGTAGGGGCTGTTGGAAGCATTGGCATGATTCCTGTCTGGATTGCCCACGATTATTTTGGCAACAAAGGCCCGTGGGCACCAAAAAAAGAGCCACAGAAGGCTCACGGTGGGTTAACATTGATGCGGTAGTTGCAGTTGCCACTCTCCTACCCTTGGCCCCCGTAACTGGGGGCTTTTTTATTGCTCAAGGAAATCGGCTTGACCGATCTTTAGCGGGCCACTCTTGACGCGCCATTGCAGATTGCTTTGATTGTCGATGGTGTACATGATCAGCCACGACAGCATCTCTGCACTCAAGGTGTCGCCGCACTCGGAGACATCCCAGTATTTGATCCCTTCGACCTCGCGCTCGGTAACGATGGCTCCAGACTTGTCTGGGCGCATCCACAGGGGCAAGGTGTCCTCCTTCAGCCACACGCATTTGTAGGTCTTGCAAGGGTCTTCTGGGCGGGTCTCGTAGATGCCGCAACCCTTGTCAAGGTAGAAGCAGGGGCGACCCGGCTGGAAGGTGTGGCCGTGGGCCTCCCCACTCAACCACCCCTCACAGCAGGCCGTGCATTCCCCGCAGGCGCGTTCTGGCAGTATGGGTATCACTTTGTCTGTCATGCGTTTCCTGCTGGCGTCATAAGAAGAATTTGAGTCTGTATGAATTGGCGCTGGGCCTCTTCGACACCGTCGTCAAAGCCCTTCATGTACGCCTCCATCAACGCCTCAAAGATTTCGGCCTCTGATTTTCCAGAGAGCGGGACACCTCTGGGTTCATATGGCTTACGATCTGTACGCATCTTTGATGCTCCTTTGCGGCAATGATAGGCTCAACATACGCCGCAATCTTGTGCGCAAATTGAACGATGTCCACATCATCGGCAACAACCGCGTTGGGTTCATGCAGATCGCAGTAGAAAAAGATTTGTTTGATGGTCTCTTCACTCAGCATTTTTGTTCTTCCAAAGTTCCCAGTTGATGATAGTGGTTCGTGCAATTGATCGTTGCGCCAGCGCCTTGTAGGGGTTGATGTCGTTGTCGAGAAACTCTTCAACGATCATGTCTTTCTGAAGAAACAATTCGTGGCGCTCGGCCTTGTCTTTGTTTTCCCATAAGGTTCCATCGCTGGCCCTGAATGCTTCGATTTTTTCCATGATTACTTGTGGTTGTTCTTGAGTTGCCAAAATGCCAGAAGGTGCATGAACATCTCCCAGCCGCGATCTAAGTCCTCGGCCTCCCATTCTCTGACAACGACCAAGCCGGGGACATTACGAGACACAAACACATTTGCGCATCGTGCCTTGGGAATGCCTAGACCAACTCGATATGCCGAGAGTTGCATAAGGTGTTCGTCGTAGGCGTCAACCTTGGCGGGGTCGGTGAACTCTTTGGTCTTGATGTCAATGACGGCGTTAAGGGAGCCAGCGCAAAATAGATCGCACTTACCTCCAAAACCCGCCTCGTGTGCGAATGCACGCTCGGAAACCCAAACAGTTTCTCCGAAGTGATTCTTGATTGCTGTAGTGCAGGCGCTAACACTCTCTTGGTGTTTTCCTGTTGTCTGTCCTTCATAGTGTCCTTGTATCGATGCATGGATTTCTGTTCCAGCATCCGCCGCAGAACGACCCTGTTCTTTGGAATCGTTGATGATTCGGTCGATGTATTCTTTTTCAGGCTCGTCTGGGCGGCGTGGAAGCGTGAGCGCCGCATACAACACTTGCTGTTGCATCCAAGCCAGTAAGGCTGGTTTTGCGGCGATATTGAGGATTGTAGTAACGCTAGGCACCAAGTTCATCGTGCGGGCGTCGCGGAGGGTGGTGTTACGCTGTCCCCCCTTCTTGGCCTCTACGGTGTACTGAGGCACCCCATCACGGGTGTACCAGTGATTTGACTCAGATGCTCGTGGTGCTGATGCTTGTAGCATTTTCTCTCTCCAGTTTTTTCTTTGCGTGATAAGCCTTCACTGCGGCACCTATTCTTGCTCGGCCCTCTGCGCTCATTGTTGATTGCTTTCGAGGCTTCTTTGCCTCTGGTGCCTTGCCCTCCAGCGCCTTGACTTTTGCTTTCAGGTACAAAATCTCAGTGTTCGCGTCAGCAAGGCTAAACCGCAAACTTTCAATTGCGTTCTGTATATTGATTTTTTCTGTTGATGAAATAAACATTGCCACTCTCCTTTTGGTTTAAAACGGGATGTCGTCGTCCATGTCGTCAAAGCCTGAACCTTTAGGGGTGCTTGCGGCTTTGGCGGATTGGTTGCCTTGACGGGCCTGCCACTCAGGTGACTGCTCGATCTTGGCGCGAAGGTTGTCACTGAAGGACTCAAACATATCCATGTCTGGGCTTTCAATGTAGAACGCGGCGCACTTGTTGTGACCTTCAGGCAGGTTTGCCTTCATGGCCTTGGGCACCGAGTTGATGTTTGCAATGTTGGTGTACTCTTTGCCGTTGTTGCCCATCGCTTTTGTGATGGCAATCATGGCCCAAGCACCAAGCACATTGTCAATTTGAAATCCACGCAACTCGTCGGCAGTGAACTCTTTGCCACGCCAAGTCTGTAGGTCTTTTCGCAGGGTTGCCTTCTCTGCTAGTGACAGTGTGAAGTTCTTGCTGATTGACATAGGTTCGCCCTTGGCCGTGACCAATGCTTTGCCTGCGTCGTCTTCGCCATGCACCTCGAATTGCAACATGACCTTTGGCAGATTTTTGATCTGTCCGAGGTATTCGCTCTTTTGTGTGCCAAGGTCAACGATGCGGTAGCACCGCGCCAAGTACATCCCCGGGGGCACTGGGGTAAATGTTCCGCCGCCGCCACTTTCTCTCGCTATTAAAGCCATCATTCGCTCCTAGTTTCAGTTGATTTTGGCCGTCTAGACACCCCGCATTCAAAGCGGATGGTGTTCCAGTCGTCCTCGGTTGCAACGCCTGTCTCAGCCCGTTCTAGAGCCTCCTCAAGCATCTGTTGCCTCTCCAGCATCGCTTGGTTGTATTCCTCTTCGCTGTGCATACACTCTCCCTTCGCTGTTGATGTGTTGGTATCATACACACATTAACTTATTTTGCAATAGTGCTTGCACAAATGATTTTTTGGTGTATGATCAAGTTTCACTAACACGAAAGGGTCACAATGACATTGGAAGAATTTTTTGAAGACAAGCCGCGAGGATCGAAGATCACGCTGGCTCGACACTTGGGCGTAACCAAGCAGTGGATGGCGGCAATCATCACAGGGCGCGGGTTGGCAAGTGCAGAGGTCTGCGTTGCCATTGAACGATACACAAAGGGCAAGGTGTTGCGTGCAACATTGCGGCCTGACATCTTTGGAGACATCAAGTGATCTGGTACAAATTCTATCTGGGCGACTACATCACACACACCAACCACCTATCGGATGCTGAAGATTTAGCATACCGCCGCCTGCTTGATTTGTACTACATCAGCGAGAAGCCAATCCCACTTGAAACTGAATCGGTTGCACGCAAAATCCGCCTTGATTTGGACATAACCGAATCGGTTTTGGGGGAATTTTTTGACAAGGGTGTTGATGGGTATCGCAACAGTCGTTGTGATGCTGAAATCGCAAAGTATCAACACCAAGTTGAAAATAATCGACAACTCGGAAAGCGAGGCGGCAGGCCGAAGAAAACCGAATCGATAACCGAAACGAAACCGAAGGTTAACCCTAAACAGATACAGATACAGAATAAGAATATATCGTCGGTTGCACCGACAACATCGCGATTCAACGACTTTTGGTCTGCGTGGCCTTCGTCAAAAAGGAAGGTTGCCCGCGCCGAGTGCGAGAAGAAGTGGTTCAAGCAAAACCTCGACATGGTGGCTGACACCATCATTGCCAGCGTCACGCGGCTGAAGAAGACTGAGCAGTGGACAACAGGGTTTGATCCTGCGCCATTGACTTACATCAACCAGCGCCGCTGGGAAGACGATGCAGGCGAACAGCAGGCAACAGGGCGGAGGGTGATATGACCCCAGCCGAGCGTTTTGTTTCGCGTCTAGGTAAGGTCAGGGGCCGCAATGGTTCATGGACTGCACAGTGCCCAGCGCACGAGGACAAGTCACCATCGCTGTCAGTTCGGGAAACCGAAGATGGCCGCGTACTGGTGCATTGTTTTGGTGGATGCGCGGTGCATGATGTGGTCGGCGCAGTTGGTATGGACATGAACGACCTGTTCCCACCAGACGATAAAAAGCGTGACTGGAACGATACAGGCAAGGCCAAGGTCAAGCCAGCGTTCTACGCCAGCGACCTCTTACGCATTGCGTCGTTTGAGTGCTTGGTGGTGATGCTTGCGGCATACGACATGGCAAAGGGCAAACAACTCAGCAATGAGGACATGGAGCGATTAAAAGTGGCACAACAGCGAATAGAGGAGGTAGTGGTTTATGCAGGTATCTGAAATACAAAAACGGGCCAAGGAATTGGACGAGGCGCGTCGCATTCGGATTGTCAAACCTGATGAGGTTGATTTCGAGAAGTACATCAAGGCCAACGATGTTGGTCAGAAGGTGCGCGGCGCAATGGAATTTTTAGAAGAGGTGCGCGAAGACTTTATCAACCCGAAAGAAGAGCCACAGCAATCGATGCCGTGGCCGAAGACGCACCAAGGTTTTGGGTTCCGCGCAGGTGAGGTGACGCTGTACGCTGGCGGCAACGGTGGCGGTAAGTCAATGGTCACAGGGCAGATTGCACTGCACTTGATCAAGCAGGGCCAGCGCGTAATGATTGCATCGTTTGAGATGAAGCCCAAGCGCACGCTGACACGAATGCTTCGACAGTTTGCTGGTGAGAACATTTACAGCCCGATGTACATGAACAAGCAAAAGCATTTGATGGACTTGGTCACAAGGTTGCAAGACTTTTCGCACGGCAAGTTGTGGCTGTACGACCAGCAGGGTACGGTCACATCACAGCAGGTGATTGCGGTGGCTCGGTACAGCGCCGTCGAGTTGGGCGTGCAACACATCTTCATTGACTCGCTGATGAAGTGTGTGTCTGGTGAGGACGACTACAACGCACAGAAAATGTTTGTCGATGAGTTGACCGCGCTGGCGCGTGATCACAATGTTCACATCCACTTGATACATCACATTCGCAAGTTGGCAAGCGAAGAGATTCAGCCAAACAAAAACGACATCAAAGGGTCGGGCGCGATCAGCGACCAAGTTGACAATGTGTTGATGGTCTGGCGCAATAAAAAGAAAGAGCATCAAGCGCAGAACGGGCCAGTCGATCCGATGATCCCTGACGCCATGTTGATGTGCGAGAAGCAAAGGAACGGCGAGGCCGAAGACTGGTATTCGCTTTGGTATCACAAAGACAGCCAGCAGTTTGTTGAATACGACAACAGCGTGCCGATGTCTTTTGACAATGGAGGAAGATTTTGAATGACAAAGAGGAGCAAAGAGCAAGAGACCGTGAGCATATGCACCGCTGTCTCGTTCGGGAAGTCATCAAGATGCGAATTAAAGATCGCGATGGTGCATACCGTTGGCTTCGTGGCTACAGTGATCACACTGGGCGTTGGAAAAAAGGGTGGAACGAAATTCACCCCGAATCAAAACTTGAAGAAGATGTTAGAGACCAATGGGTCAAAGGTAATCGAGGTAACGAAGGAGAATGGAAATGACAAAGCAAGACGCTGAACTTAGCCCTTTAGCAAGGCAACTACTTGGCAACTCTGGGGCCATGAAGTTATTCACGCAAACTGAATTTGATGCGGCATTGAAAGAAGCGAAAGCAGAGATCATGGCGATTGCAATTCAAACAAGCAAGCAGGCAATTTACATAGAGCGCAACGCGTGCGCCGATCTTGCGTTGCAGTGGAGTCAAGAGGAATTGTCGGAAGCCATCCGCCATCGCATGAGGCCAGTCAATGATTGAGTTCACACTGCCTTGGCCTCCATCGGTAAACACTTACTGGCGCAACTTTGATGGTCGCATGATCATTAGTGCAAAGGGGCGCGAGTACCGTGAGACCGTTGGCGACCAGATGACGGTGCAAAAGATGGTCAAGCATTACTCTGGCCCATTGCGCGTGGTGATCGAGGCGTGGAGGCCAGACAAGCGACGCAGGGATTTGGACAACCTGCTGAAAGCAACACTCGACGGGCTGGCCCACGCTGGTGTGTACGAAGACGATTCACAGATCGTTGACCTGCGCATCTACTGGGCACCAGACATCGGTGGGATGTTAAAAATAAAGATCGAGGAGATCGAATGAAACAAGAACCTGAATGGATTGACATCGTTGCGTTGATTGCGATGCACTCGCTGTTGCAGACAGCACCAAAGAACGCAAGGAACGAAGACATTGCATACGAGGCATACAGGCAAGCGGAGGCAATGATGGAGGCAAAAGAAAATTATGGTGAGTGACCTCTTCAATATTTTGATGATTATGTTGATGTTGACTGGCGCGTTGTGTTGGATTGCAACGATTCTTTTGTGTTGGTATTACTGGTCTTGTAACAAAAAAAAGGAGAAGTAAATGTTTGAATCATTCGGAGATTTTTTTTGGACATTCATGGCAATGAGTGGCTTTATGTTTTGGATTTGTCTGGCAATTTTTGTCGGCATGGTGATCAAGCGCAACCGCGCAAAAAGGAAGGCTTACTATGAGTGAAGAGAGAGACCCACACAAAGCGGTGGACTACATCCTGAAGAACGCCGCGCTGTTTGCAAAAGCAAAAGCAGAGCGCACATACATCGAGCATTACCGCAAGAGCCTGAAGGGCATCTTGATGAAGCGGTCGATGGAGACCGCCATCGGAGCGCAGGAGCGCGAAGCATATGCACACCCAGAGATGATTCAATTGCTTGAAGGATTGAAGGAGGCTGTGGCTATTGAGGAGCGGCTGAAATGGGACATCACGGCGGCTGAATTGCGCGTGGAAATATGGCGCACAGAGCAGGCGAACAACAGGGCCGAAGGAAAGGCAACACAATGAAAACACCAGAAGACGAAGCGTTTGATGAGTTGGAGAAATCCCTTGGCTGGCGCAAGCGGCAGATTGTCCAGCGTCAACTCACTGCTGAAGAAAACATCCTGCGCAACGAGACACTTGAAGAGGTGGCCGTTGAGTTCGATGGCATGAAATCTTTTGGCGATACAGCCGCATCCTTCGCGGTCTATGTGCGAGGACTCAAGCGATGACCGATAAGCCTAAGACCTGTCAGGTGTGCCGCCTGCGACCAGCAGACAAGCAGGTGCGAACCAGCAAGGGCGCTCCGCAGTGGCGATGCCAGACCTGTCACGACCTCAAGAATCGTGGCGGTTTTACCAAGGGCAAGCAATGACCACGCTCAAAGAAAAAAAGCACATGAGCGCGGTGGCCGAGTTGGGCTGTTCGGTCTGCCGCAGGATGGGGTATGAGGGCACGCCTGCTGAGTTGCACCATCCAAGGCGATTGGCGGGGGGCTGGGGCCGTTCTAGCCACATGAGTGTCATACCGCTATGCCCAGAGCATCATCGCGGCTCTACGGGCCTGCACGGGCTGGGCACCAAGGGCTTCGAGAAACACTACGGCTATGACGAGGCCGCTCTGTTGGCCGACACCCTTAAATTGCTGGGTGTTGTAGAAACCCAACAATAAAAAATATTTTTTCAAAAGAGTTGTAAAAGGTGAAATACTGAATTACACTACCATCACTGACCAAGCAATTGTTGCAAGGCAGAACCAGAGAACAGAAAGCGAATTATGAACAACGACATCAACTTCACATCAGTAGACACACTCGGCTCACTCTTGGCCCAGATCGCCGACTTGACCAAGCAAGCCGATGCAATCAAAGACGACATCAAGGACAGCGCCAGCGCAGGCGGTGCAAAGGTTGTAGAGGGTGCTTTGTTTAAGGCCACCTACATCGAGAGCAACCGCTCAACCGTTGACTACAAAAAAGTCTTGGCCGTTCTTACTGCCTTGTTGCAAGAGCAAAACAAAGAAATCGATGCCAACAAAATTGTTGCTGGCTTGATTGCGTCAAGCACAAATACCTCCGCTGTGTTCAGCGTGAAGGTCACCAGCAAATAAACCAACGGGGCTTCGGCCCCATAACCAAAACGAAAGCGAATCGGATATGAACGACCCTAAAATTTATTTGAGTTACAGCGAACGCGGTTGGATTTTGATCAACCAAGGTTCACCATTGTGCGACTACAAAAAGACCAAGGCCGAGGTCATGGAGGTTGTGAAATTCTTCAAGATCACATTGCCAGACTGCACATGGAATGGCGACCGTGGTGAGTTTGTTGTTACAGACACAATCGAGGAAACAGCATGATCGATCAATTCGATATGTTCGATGGTGAGGGCGCGTTCTTAGGCAAGATGCGCCACCACTGGAACAAGGCCATTGAGAGCGAGGGCGCGTTTTGCCCTTGCTGTGGCAAGTGGGGCAAGGTCTACAAAACTAAGATGAGCCAGCACCTTGCGCTATGCCTGCGATGGATCAGCACGCATGGTGATTCTGATGGCTGGGCCGATGTGCAGAATACGGCACCACGGTTCATGCTCAAGAGCAAGACCTACACCCTGCTGGAGCATTGGGACTTGATCGAGTCAAAGTCAAACCGCTCTGGCATCTGGCGTGCAACGCTGAAGGGCCAAGACTTTGTCAGCGGCCAGATCAGCCTGCCCTCCGCCGTTCACATCTACGACAACAGGGTGTGGGGTTTTGAGGATGAAGAGGTTTCTTTTCGAGGTTGCTTTGGAAAGCACTTTGACTTTGACGAGATGATGTCTGACCAATTTAAATGGGCCAACCTTCAGGAGAAAAAATAATGAGTGAGACCACTATGAGCGAATACATCAAAGGCTTTGACGCAGGCTACGGCTATGTCCTGCAAGAGGTCGAGAACTACATCAAGCAATACCCAGACAACAAGTTTGCACTGGCAGAGTTGTTGGCGCATCTCAAGATGGAGGGCAAGCCAGAATGACCGACCTGTTTGGACATGAAGAGTTCGACTGGCGCAAAGAGTGGCAGGGTATGCCAGAGTTCTTTCAAGAGGACTTGATGCCACAGCGCGTGATCAATTTGCGCTTCCGATGTGAGGAGGATGTGCAGGAGTTTGCCAAGTTGATCAAGCAGACAATCACACCCAAGCAGAAGGCGCTCTGGTTCCCCTTCGCTGAGTTCCGCAGGGCCGCGCATTTGAGGTGGGTTGATGAACCCTAAGTACCCTGTCTACATTGTGTCTAAGGGCCGCTGGGAAACGCGGCTGACAAGCAAAGCATTGGAGCGCATCAATGTGCCCTACTACATCGTGGTGGAGGAGCATGAGCGCGACCAGTATGCGGCGGTGATCGACCCGCAGAAGGTGCTAGTTTTGCCAGCAGGGTATCTGTGGAATTACGACACCTGCGACGAGGTGGGCGAGGCACGCGGCAAAGGCCCCGGGGCCGCTCGGAACTTCTGCTGGGATCACTCCATGAGCCTCGGCCATGCTAGGCACTGGGTCATGGACGACAACATCGCCTCCTTCAACAGGCTCAATCGCAACCTCATGGTCAAGGTCACATCGGGCACCATTTTCAAAGTCACTGAGGATTTCGTTGACCGCTACGCCAACATCGCCATCGCTGGTTTCAACTACGATTTTTTTGCCAAGGCCAAAGAGCCTCTGCCTGCGTTTGTAATGAACACCCGCATCTACTCCTGCCTGCTCATTGACAACAGCCTGCCAATGCGCTGGAGAGGCCGCTACAACGAGGATACAGACCTGTCCCTGCGCGTGCTGAAGGCCAGATACTGCACGGTGCAGTTCAACGCATTCCTGCAAGAGAAGGCCACCACCCAGACCATGAAGGGCGGCAACACCGACGAGTTCTATGCCAAAGAGGGAACCTTGCCCAAGTCAGAGATGCTCCAGCGCCTGCACCCTGATGTGGCCGAGGTGGTCTGGCGGTTCAATCGTTGGCATCACCATGTGGACTACACACCCTTCAAGCGCAACCCACTGATCCGCAGGGACTGGGTGGCCGTCCCAGAGGGAGTCAACGACTACGGCATGGTGCTGAAAGACATTAGGGAAAATACTTAGAAAATAAATTGATAAAGTGCCTGCATAGTGAAATATGGTGTTACACTTGCATCACTGCAATAAGCAGGTAACAGCGAATCAGGAGCGAATATGAACACAGCATCAAACCCCTTCAGCGACATGGAAGACGACTTGGACTTTGGCGCACCAGCCAAGGCCACAACCTTCGAGGTGGCTTACTTCGAGCAAGAGTGCCCTAAGTGCAGAGGCACTGGCCGCGTCACCTTCGGTTATGTCCATGTTCGCTCTGGCGAATGCTTTGCTTGCAAGGGCAAGGGCAAGATGACTTTCAAGACCAGCCCAGCCACACGCGCCAAGGCCAAGGCCAGCGCACAGCGCCGCGTTACTGCCAAGGCTGATGCACAAGCCACTAAGGTTGCCGAGTGGAAAGAAGCCAATCCAGCCGAGGCCGCATGGATGGAGTCCAGCGCACCGCGTTTTGAGTTTGCCAAGTCTATGCTTGACGCGCTCACCAAGTTCGGTCACCTCACAGAGCGTCAGATGGAAACCGTCCAGCGCCTGACGGTGCAGGATGCAGAGCGCCAAGCCGCTCGTGCTACAGAGCAAGCCGCCCGCGCTCAGTCAGCCCCAGTGGTAACCGTCGAGGCTATCGAGGTGGCATTCAACAACGCCAAAGAAGCAGGCGTGAAGCGCCCTAAGTTACGCCTCGACACATTTGTGTTTAGCCCTGCTGGCGAGACAAGCGCAAACGCTGGTGCCATCTACATCAAAAACAAAGAAGACGGCCTGTACTTGGGCAAGGTTATGGGTGGTCGCCTGTTCACATCACGCGACTGCACCACAGAGGCCGCAGAACGCATCGTGGCGGTCTCCAGCGACCCAGCGCAAGCCGCCATAGCCTACGGCCAGAAATTCGGTGCCTGCTCGGTCTGTGGCCGTGCGTTGACTGACAGTGACAGCATCGCTCGTGGCATTGGCCCCATCTGCGCAGAGAACTACGGGTTCTAAGGGTAAGTCCTTACAAAATAATTTGTGAGGGGCTTGTACAGACCTCACAAGTTAATGTTATACTTTCACCAACAACAGCAATAGTGCAGTTGTCTAACAGCGAAGGAAAGCGAAATGACAAACACAACATGGACTCGTAAATTGGGATCACACATCATTGGTAGTGGTGATGTGCGCGGTGAGGTTTACTTTGACGGCACAGAGTACAGCGCATATGCGCAGACTAGCACTGACTCTGCTTATGAGAACTTCAAGTCTTTGGCCCAAGCAAAACGCTGGGTTCAAAAATTCTTGTCAATCTAAAAGCGAAGGAAAAAAAAATGAAATACCTATCAGATGCAATGGCCCAGAAGCGCAACGAGAACGACGCTTTTGAGGCGCGTCATGCCAAAGCAAATGCCGCACGCGCCAAGCGCATTGCCAAGTTCACACCACGCACAGACCTGCACCCAGCAGTGGGAGTGCTGATGAGCGCCAAGGGTGTGACCTACTACGCGTTCGTTGGTGGCGTGTACCGCGAAGGTTCGCCAGAGCATCTGGCTTCATTGTTAACAGCGTAAGGAGAATCAAAATGAGAGCATCAACAGTAGACCGCACCTTTCAGGATGTCGTATCTTTTGACAACGGCGAGACCGTGCAGGATGTGACCGTGGGTTACAACTACATTCCAGCGGAACTGAATTACCCCTATGCCCCAGATTACGCCGAAGAGTTCGAGGTGTTTGTGTTTGACGACTACAGCAAAGACATCACGGTGGATGTGCCAAGGGACGAGTACGAGCGGCTGGTGGAGGAGGTCAAGGCCGACCGCAGGCAGGTTTTGAAGGATGCCAGCGAATACTAGGGTTTGTCCTGATAAAAATATTTAAAAAAAGTGTTGCCAAGTGAAATAATCGGTTACACTTACAGCACTGACACAGCAAACCTGCATAGTCAGCCAAAAGAGAAGGAACAGCGAAATGAACACAGAACTCAAAAACGAATTGGTAGCAGAATTCAAAGCCCAAATTATTTCCAGCGTGAAATTTCAATTCAACCGCTTGCATGAAATCTTTGGCCCAACATTCCGTGGCGTGTACAACAGCAAGCATTACAGCCTCTGGTCTTTGACAGTGCGCCCATGCACAAAGCGCCTTGGTGACCGTATGAACGACGAGATCGTTTTGTGCGAAGACAACACCAATGAGTACGCTCAAGATCAGGCCGAGTTGTTTGCAGACGAGTTGATCGCCAAAGTGAACGCCAAGGCTGGTGAGTTGACAGACAGCAAAGTGCTTCGCATCAGCGGCGCAAACTTCCGCATCACTGGCATGAAGGGTGACAAAAAAGTGATGATTGAGCAAAACCAAATCATCAATGTGTCAGTCAAGGGCAAATTGTTCAACCAGTTCCCTGCACGCATCTATGTTGACGGCAAGTTCATTTCAGCCGCCGCCTTCAAGAAAATCTAAACCACTGGGGGCTACGGCCCCCATTAGGGAAAGCACCTAGAAAATAATTTAGAAAAGTATTGTCAAGGTGAAATACAGTGTTACACTTGCATCACTGACACAGCAATTCCGCATAGTCAGTTAATAGCGAAAGAAAAGCGAAATGACATACACAACAACAACCCGTAAAGAGCAGAGCGCAATCGTTGACTTTGTCTTGACAGCCAATGGCAACGGCATCACCAACATCTGGGCTTGCCTGCCTAAGACCCACCAGTTGGTTGTGACCAACCAAGTAGGTCAAATCCGCAAGGCCAAGGATTCTCTGGCCGAGGGCTGGGATGAGTTAGGCAACCGTGTGGTTTTGACCACTGACTTGCGTGTTATTCAACAGTGTTAATCAACAGAGAAGGAAACAGCGAAATGAAAAAATCTATCAAACTCAAAGACATCTACGCAGGCCAATTGGTGGTCACCAGCGACAGCCCAGAAGCGCAAGTGCGCACAGTAGAGAGCGTCGAGGGCTTCATGGTTACACTGACTTGGTACGAGGGCACCAGCCAGTGCATCCAAGGCGTGGACTACTCACTGCTGGGTGTGCCTACATTGGCCCAGATCGAGTACAGCATCAGCAACTATGGTCGCCTCGCGAACATGGAAGATGTCAAGGATGTGAGTCTGCTCATCGGCTAAACCAACAGGGGGCTTCGGCCCCCACTACCGAATCAATAACCAACTGAAAGCGAATCGATTATGACAAACGAAATTGAAGTGACAGTAAAGACCGAGCATGGTGTGCGCGTGTCTGTCTCCGAGTGGGACGACGGTGGTGCGTGGATGCACCTGCAAGGCCGCAACGCCAGCATGAGTACAGTGCTGACTCGTGACGAGGCCCAGCAGTTGTTGGCTGGCCTGCAAGCCATCTTGGCAAAAGAGGTGACAGTATGAGACAAACACAACTTGAGTTCTACATCAAGGCGTATGAACTTGAACACGAGTTATTAAAAAAAGCGGCTTTGAGAAACGAAGAACTTATGTCGATCATAAGAATGCTGGTAGAGCAACTTGAGGAGAAAAACAAATGAACCGACAGCAGATCGAAGAGTTCATGGGCGAACTCAGCATTGGTCGAGTCATCCGCAAATTGCCATCCGAGGACAGGAAGCGCGTGTTCCAGCAGTTGGTTGAGACAGCACCAGAATTCTCGGCCAAGCAGTTTCAAATGTTTGGCCTGAAGGGATCGTTCGGGCTGAGTGACCAGCACCGCATGAATATCTCAGCAGGCATCAGAAGATCATTGGAAAAAAGAATGAAGGCAAAACAAGCAAAGGCACAACGATATGAACAAACAGGAGATTGACGACATGATGAAAGACCTTCCAAGCCAACAATTACCCGAGGAGACCGTGTTGCAAAAGTTAATTATTGGTATAATCTTTATTGCGTTTTTGATGTTCTGGATGTGGGTGCCAGACTTCACGCTGGATGAGGAAGACTGCATGAAGCAGGTGTCCAGCGCGTATGTCAAGAACCTATGTAGCGAATCGCAACCGAAATAAAACCGAGTCGGTTCTTGGCCCCAAAGGCCGAGGCCGACAACATCTTCAGATCAGATTGGTCGTTGATGTAGGTGAGACAAGGCAATGGCCTTGATTGGTATTCCTATGCCCAAAGCATAGACTGGCGAACCCAAAGCGAATCGATTACACTGCGATCAATTCGACACTATGGGGAATATGGGTCATGCCAGAAACACCGAAGGGGCCAAAGAGGCCCGCAAAGAACACTAGAGCGGCACAGGAGGCCGCGAAAGCCATTGGGAAGGCCAAGGTAGCCGCAAAGGCCACGAAGGCTTCTACGCCCGCAAAAACAGGCAGGCCAACAAAGTACAACCAAGAGACAGCAGACTTCATATGCATGATGCTAAGTGAGGGGATGAGTCTAAGGCAGATACTGAAGGCTGACACTGCTGGGAGACTTCCAGCGCAGTCTACGGTTTATGAGTGGTTGATTCGCCACGCCGTCTTTGCGGAGCAATACGCACGCGCTCGTGAGGAGCAGGCCGACACCAACGCCGACGAGATCATCGACATTGCCGACGAGCATCCTCCTGAGTACACCGATAAGGACGGTCGGACTTATCTTGACCAAACCTACATTGCTTGGCAGAAGAACCGCATCGAGGCCCGTAAGTGGACGGCCATGAAACTCAAGCCAAAGAAGTACGGCGACAAGTTGGGCCTGCACGGCGTCGAGGGTGCCGCGCCCATTGCGACGCAGGATGCGACGGCCAGCAAGTTCGAGGAGATCATCCGCAACATGGAGATGACCAAGCGTGCTGGCTGACCTGTTCGATGACCAGACGGTGGCCGAGTTCGAGACTCTGCCCGAACATAACCGAATCGCTTTCATCGCGCACGCTCAGTGGATAGCCAAGGCGCACGCCTACCAGATACCGCCAGACCTGCATCTGGATTACCGAGTGTTCTTGATGCTTGCGGGCAGGGGTGCAGGCAAGACGAGGTCAGCCGCCGAGGCTTTGTGGTGGTGGGCATGGACGCACCCGAACACGATGAGCATCGTTTTGGCTCCCACTTCGGGGGACTTAAAATTCACTTGCTTTGAAGGGCCGTCAGGATTGCTTGCCTGCATTCCTGAAGCACTGGTGACCGACTACAACAAGCAAGACCACCTGATCAAGTTGAGCAACGGCTCCAAGATTCGTGGTGTATCAGCAGACTCGTATGACCGCCTGCGCGGCATCAACTCATCCTTTGTGTGGTGCGACGAGTTGGCCGCATTCAACTACCTTGGCCCAAACGAGGCGTGGGACAACATGATGCTTGGCCTGCGTATCAAGCCAGACGACAAGCCCCACAGCCAGCCTCGTGTGATCGTGACCACGACACCGCGCCCCAAGGACTTGATCCTTGATCTGGTGGGCCGCGAGGGTGACGATGTGGTGGTGTCCCGCGCCAGCACCTTCGACAACGCCAAGAACCTCGACAAGGCATTCCAGCGGCAGTTGGACTCGTACAAGGGCAGTAAGTTGTATGAGCAGGAGGTGCTAGGTCAGATCGTTGACCTCGAAGACGGCAAGGTGGTCAGCCGCGATATGTTCAAGTTGTGGCCTGCGCATAAGCCCTTCCCTAAGTTCGAGTACATCGTGCAGTCCTATGACTGCGCCTTCTCAGAGAAGGAACACAACGACCCGACGGCCATGACGACATGGGGCGTGTTCAAGCCGCAGGACGGGCCTATGAGCGTGCTTCTGATCGACTGCTGGGCTGAACACCTGTCCTTCCCTAAACTCAAGCCCAAGGTGCTAGAGGAGTGGCGTGTGTCCTACGGTGAAGGCAGAGAGGCCAAGCGGCCTGACCTGATCCTCGTGGAGGACAAAGCCGCAGGCATATCCCTGATCCAAGAGTTGCGCTATGCCCACCTGCCTGTGCGTGCCTACAACCCCGGCAGGGCTGACAAGATGCAACGCCTACAGATCACCGCGTCCATCTTCGCGACTGGCCGTGTCTGGCTTCCTGAGTCCGACACCCACAAGGGCTATGTCAGGAGTTGGGCCGAGGGCTTCCTGTCCCAGATATGCGCGTTCCCTGATGCGGCGCATGACGACTATGTGGACAGCGCGACACAAGCGATTCGGTTATTGAAGGACATGAACTGGCTCGACATCAATCCAGAACCGCCTGATAATGACGACGACTATCTGGAGTTCACCCAACAGAAACGGGTGAACCCGTATGCGGCATAAGGAGCAACATGGCTGACCCAACCAAAGTAATCAAAGGCGGATTGAGCGCCGTGCGCAACGCAAGCCGTGCGGCAGATCAGGCGCTGGAGGCCAAGAGGCTGGCGCTGGAGGCGGCTAACCCTCCCATCAAGGCGTCGGAGGCTTACGGCCAGCATGAGGGCGCGTATATGAAGCCGATCTTCTATGACCGCATGAAGGTTGATCTGTCTGAGGGCAAGAAGGGTGGCCCCGGGTTCTCTGGCATCCAACTTGTTGACCCCAACTACGCCAAGGCAAAGGCGGCGGCAGGCGTGACCGACCAGAAGATGGCAACGCGTATCCTGAACCGCAACAAGGCTGGTGTTCCCGCAGGTGCCAAGGTGATCTGGACACCGTCGGTCGGTGGCCTTGAGCAACACAAGTCCAACTCAACCCTATTTGGCAAGTTCGCTGACATCTTTGCCAGCCAGCGCAAGAATATGTCTCCCGACGAGATACAGAAGTTAAGCGACTACGCCAGCACTAAGGTGGACAATCAGGGCAAGTTGATCTTCCCTAACGGCATTGACTTAGGCTCCAACAGGTTCCGCCAGAAGGTGACAACCTATAACCAACGCGCCCTGATGGCTGACATCTTTGCTGGCCGTGGTGTAGGTGGTGAGAAGGGCCGCACGGTGCCTGTGGAGGAGTTGCTTGAGAAGAACCTCGACCCCAATGTGGCAAGTGCTGGCACGCTCGATTTAGGCAACAGGCTGTTCAGGCTTGATGGCAGTGTCATTGACCGCCCTGACCTGCACAGCGACTACCGCAAGATTTTGACTGGCGAAGACCTTGGCGTGAACTACATTCCCGTGCCCATCAGAGATGTGTACAGCGACTGGGAAGTGCAGAAGGCGCTTGACTTGGCCGCGCAGGGTAAGAACCGACCCGTCACGCTGATGGACTACACGAAGAACGATCCCACGGTGCAGTTGACCGAGGCGCTGTTGACCAAGATGCAAAAGGCTGGGCAGAAGAAGGGTGGAGTCGTCAGGAGCGAGGAGAGTCCAGAGGATATGGCCCGATTCCAAAAGCGGTATGCAATGCACAAGGCCATCGGTGGCCGCGTCAGCAGTAAGCCAGTCAAGATGGCAAGCGGCGGAAGCATCTTTGATAAGCCAGTCCACATGATTGACGGTGGCAAGGTAGCCAAAGGCGTGATGGGTGCTTTCAACAAGGCCAGCACTGCGGCGGATGCGGCAATGGCCGAGGCCAACCTTAAGAAGATGCTTGAGCCAAGTAAGGTGCAACAACGCCTGTACCACGGCACGACGGCCACTGAGGGCGGTAAAGGGAAAGAGGCCATACGCCGCCTTAAACCTAGCAAGGAGGGCGCGTTAGGCTCTGGGGTATACATGACCCCCAACACACCACACGCAAGTAGTTACACGGGCATTCCTAATGACGAGGCGCTTGCGATGATGAGTCAGGGTAACGATTACACCAAGAAGATGGCTGACCAGTTTATGGCTGACCGTGCGGCAGGCAGACTGCGTGAAGGACAGGCAGGCGGCAATATGTTGCCAGTCTATGCCCAGATTAAGAACCCTCTCATCATTGGTAAGTCAGGCAGGAACATTGACCCAGCGGCTGATGCTCTTATGGGCCTTGGCATGGATGAGGCAAGCGCCATCCGATTGGTGGAGAAGGCGTTTGAAGAGAAGGGTAATATCGGCAAGCAGATTCAGAGCAGGGCGCAGGCCCAAGGCTACGACGGCATCATGCAGTATCGAGGCGACGAGTTGTCCGAGGTGGTGTCGTACAACCCTAACGCAATCAAGAGCGCGATTGGCAACCAAGGCACCTACGACATCAATCACCCAGACTTGAGCAAGGCCGAGGGTGGCGCTATGCTTATGCCAACTAAGAAGACTCAAGGCTTTGAAGAAGAAAAGCCAATGGATAAAAGTGTCTTAGAAAAAATGCACAAAGCGGTTAAAGAAATGCCAAAACTTCCGACAAGCCCACTTGGCTCTGCTTTGAATCTAGGCTATGAGGGATACAAATATTTCTCAGGCAAAGACCCAGTTGGGGAATTTCAAAAAGAACTCAATCGTAAGTTAAACCCCAAAATGGATACAGGTTCTGTGCCTGTTGAGCAATTTGAAAAGTTTGCCAAAGGCGGTGCCGCTCGACAAGAATCACCAGAAGACATGGCGCGTTTCCACAAGCGGTTTGTCATGCACAAAGCCCTTGGCGGTGCAGTCAAGAAGCCCCAGAAGTTTGACGGTGGCGGTATTGCATCACCAGAGGAGAACCTGACGGTTCCTCCAGACCGCGAGACCAAGGCTGGCTTGATGGCCGAGTACCTTGCCAAAGCGGCAAAGGAGCAGGGCAAGGAAGAATTGTCCAGCCTAAAAAAGCCACGCGCCATCACGGACTTGCTTAACCGTGGCGTGCTGGCAAACAATCCATTGAGCGCAGGCGTTGACCTTTTCAACATGGGACTGAATGTTGTTGGCGCAGGAAGCGAGAAGCCATTCCTTGGGTCTGAACACCTAAAGGAATTGATGAACAAGACGGGCGTCACTTCAGGCGAAGAGCGCCCCATGATGGAGACCGCTTTAAGTTTTGCCAGCCCCACGGCAATGATCAAGGGTGCGATGAAAGCAACAGACGCGGCTAAGAAAGCGCCTGAGTTGCTCAATAAAGCATCAAGCGCAATCAGTTCGAGTAAACTATCCCCTCTGGCAACAGAGGCGAAGACTGCATCGGCAGGGAAGCCAACAGGAGCAACATATGCTACAAAACAAGAAGGGCCATTTTTCAGAGTCAGCCCAACAACACTTGACACAAGTAAGGCAAAGACGCGAGGAATTAGAGAAGCGGATGAACTTCAAAGCCCAGCCCCTCTCGGAGGAGGAGCAGGATCAATTGGACGCGAAACTCCGCAACTCTTATCGTCAGAAGAGGTGGGTCGAATAATTGCTGACCCAGTTGCAAACGAGCCGCTGAACATTGCGAAGAAATACACGCAGGAGACTCAAGGCACTGACTTTGTTTTTCCTGACATTCCTGAAAGTTCGCTCGTTAAGCAATCAGCCATTGGCCGCACGCAACAACTTGCGGTTGATGGATCGCCTGAGTACAAGACTGCGGTCTTTGATGCTTATGCCCAGCAAATGCCTGATGTGCTTGAGCAGGCTGGCGCAAAGAACTACGACGACCTGATGGAGAAGGCTTACCGCCAACTTGCAAAAGAGACCGACGACCAGTTCAAAGCCTTGCCTTACAACTTCTCGTACCACCGCGCAGGCGAGGGCAACTACAACGGGGCTATGGATATGGCCTCGGATGTCCACGGCAACAAACACTTGTATGTGTACCAAGGCGGTGACAAGCACGACTTCTTGAACCGCGTAGACCCAGCGTCTGGCTTGAACGAGAACGAAAAGTTCCGCGCAGTGCATGACCTGCTTGGTCACGCCATTTACGGCAACCAGTTTGGCCCCAAGGGTGAAGAGATGGCATGGGCCATCCACAGCCAGATGTACAGCCCACTAGCAAGGTTGGCTATGACGGCGGAAACCCGTGGTCAAAATTCGATGGTCAACTACAGCCCACTGAACGCAAACTTGAAGGCCGAATTGGCAATGTATGACAGCATGGCAAACGAAGCCCGCAGGAAGGGTGACAAGGCTCTGCTAAATGAGATCATTGCGGCCAAGCGGCAAGCCTATTCAGGCTTTGAGTTCGCGCCCAACAAGGCCGTTCTATTGCCTCCTGAGTTCTTGAGTCCAAAGTACACTGGCGGAATGCCTTCATATCTTGAAGCCGCAAACCGACCCGTAAAGGGAACCGAAACCCAATCGGTTTTGACTCACTTCAGCAACGACCCCAACTTGCAGATGTTAGACCCCAAGAGGTATGGCACTGGCATCAAGGGGGCGGAGGCCGAGCGCCTGCGCGACTATGCTGGTGGCGTGAAGGATCGCTCGTATTTTTACTTAGGGGAGCCGGGAACCGTGGCACCAGAGGCTGGCCTCGGCGTAAACCGCTACCGTGGCGAAGCATCCAGCCTGTACGACATCACGCAAGACCCCCTGAACTTTCAAAAACTAGCACGCGAGTCAAACCGCACGCCATTCACGGCAAAATACAACCAAGGCGTGACCTACCCCTTGCAAGATGCAAACGATGTTGAGCGTTTGGTCAAGGAATACGGCTACCAAGGCATGGCAAATCCAAAGGCTACCAAGCCAATGGCTATCATGTTCAAAGAAACACCAGTTCGCCGCCAAGCACGCGGTGGGCTTACATTGATGAAGTGAGAAGACTATGGCAACACAATTTCCAAACGACCCCAACGCAGACCGCTTTATCGACGGGCTAAAGATGACTGACGACGGCGGTGCTGTTGCTGATTTAGAAGAAGAGAATCAGGATGTCGAGGAGTTGGAAGATGGCTCGGCCATTGTGACTCTTGGCGAGTTCAAAGGCCCAGAAGAGAACCCAGACTTTTACGAGAACCTTGCGGAGACCATCAACCTGTTCGACCTTGAGAAGATTGGTATGCGATACCTTGATCTGATCGAGAAGGACAAGGAAGCCCGCGAGAAGCGAGACAAACAATACGAAGAGGGACTCAAGCGCACGGGCTTGGGGGATGACGCCCCCGGGGGTGCTAACTTCTTCGGTGCCAGCAAGGTTGTTCACCCCATCATGGCCGAGGCTTGCGTTGATTTTGCCGCCCGCGCCATCAAGGAAATGTTCCCACCTGACGGCCCAGTGCGTACAAAGATTTTGGGCGATGTCACTGACGAGAAGACCGAGACCGCAGAACGCAAGCGCGACTACTTAAATTGGCAGTTGACCGAGCAGATGCAAGAGTTCCGCGACGAGCAAGAGCAGTTGCTCACGCAGTTGCCACTTGGCGGCTCACAGTTTATGAAAATCTGGTACGACGACAAGAAGCGCCGCCCTTGCGCTGAGTTTGTGCCTATCGACAACATCCTTCTGCCCTTCGCGGCAGTGAACTTCTACACCGCCCAGCGCGTGACAGAACAGCAAGACATCACTGGTTGGGAGATGCAACAGCGCATCGACCGTGGCCTGTACCGCGACATCAGCCTGATCCGCGCATCCGCCGAACCAGAGCAGACAGCCGCAGAAAAAGCCAACAACAAGATTGAAGGCAAGTCGTGGGATGACAACGAAGACGGCCTGCGCCGTGTTTTCCACATTTACACATGGCTGTCGATTGACGACGACCCAATCACTAATGGCGACTCCGCCCCTTACATCCTGATGGTTGACGAGTTAGAGAGCAAAGTGCTTGGCCTCTACCGCAACTGGGAAGAGGGCGACGAGTCAATGGAAAAGTTGGACTGGATCGTCGAGTTCAAATTCATCCCTTGGAGGGGCGCATACGCTGTTGGGCTACCTCACCTCATCGGAGGTCTCAGCGCGGCCTTGACGGGCGCATTACGGGCCTTGCTGGACACTGCACACATCAACAACTCGGCCACGATGCTGAAGTTGAAGGGTGCCCGCATCTCTGGCGCAAGTCAGCAGATCGAAGTGACGCAGGTGACCGAGATCGAGAGCGCCCCCGGGGTCGATGACATCCGCAAGATCGCTATGCCTATGCCCTTCAACCCACCCTCACAGGTGCTGTTTGAGTTGCTAGGCTGGATCACCACCGCCGCCAAAGGCGTGGTCACTACCGCTGAAGAGAAGATCGCCGACGCCAAATCCACGATGCCAGTAGGCACCACGCAGGCTTTGATTGAGCAGGGCGCTGTGGTGTTCTCTTCCATTCACGCACGCTTGCACGAGAGCCAGCGCCGAGTCATTGGCGTTGTTGCCCGCTTGAACCGCTGGTACTTGGACGAGCAAAAGCGTGGCGACATGGTCGCAGAGTTGCCCATCAAGAAGGAAGACTTCAAGCGCAACAGCGACATCGTGCCTGTAAGTGATCCCCACATTTTCTCTGAGACACAGCGCGTGGCCCAGATGCAGTCTGTGTTGCAGTTGTCCACACAGTTCCCTGCAATTTTTGACCAGCGTGCCGTCGTGAATCGAATGCTCAAGCAGTTGAAGATTCCGAATGTGAACGAGTTGATACCGAATGCCAGCAAGCCTGCGGAGATGAATGCCGCAGACGAGAACTCCGCTATGGCACTGGGCCGACCAGCCTTCGCTTACCCGCGTCAGGATCAGTTGGCTCACATTCAAGCCCACTTGGCCTTTGCGCTCGATCCTGCTTTGGGATCAAACCGCCTAATCGCGCCCAAGTACATTCCGAACGCGCTGGAACACATCAAGCAACACATGATGCTCTGGTACACCAGCCAGATGTCCACCTATGTCCAAGGCGACACTGGCGTGCAGTTTGGCAAGTACGAAGACAGCAAACTGGTCAAGCAGATCGACAACGCGGTGGCCTTGGCCTCTACGCACCTGTCGATGGATACCGAAGAGGTGTTCAAAGGTTTGTTGCCTGCGCTGGAGCAGTTGGGACAGATGATGCAACAGTTCAAACCCGCGCCCCCGCCGATGGATGGCGAGGCACAAGCAGTGTTGCAGGCTTCTATGGCCGAGACACAGCGCCGCGCCGCAGAAGACCAAGCACGCCTTGCCTTCGATACGCAGAAGTTCCAAGCGGAAATAGCGCAGAAAGAAAAAGATCGTCAAGTCAAGATCGCAATGAACGCCGAGGACAACCTCACGACAGAGCGAATGAAGACTGCCGATTTGACCTTAGACGAGGTCAAACTTCGACAAGAGCAGGAGCAGACTGCTATCAAACTGCAAAACCTTACCCAACGAAACTTAGGAGAATGAAATGGCTATCACACTTAAAGACGAGCAATCAGAAGCCGTGCGCCAGCAACATCGCAATGCGACTGGTGCATGGATCAACGGTCAACAAATGAAAGAAGAATCAAAAGCGACGCAACCAGAGGCTAACAGCGACCACGGGAATTTCTCCCAAAACAAGGGCGTAGACAAGAGAAACGCATGAGGTATGTCTCCGACTTCATTGGCGCTGTAAAAGCGCGTAAAGAGGCTGTGGTGCAAGGTTTGTCAACGGGTAATGCCGCTGATTACGCCTCGTACCAACGCCTAGTCGGGCATATCGCTGGCCTTGAGGAAGCCCTTGAAATCCTCAATAACCTTCTAAAGGAAGATAACGATGACAGATAGCACGGTGGCTGGTGATTCAGCCGATTTGCGGGATGCTTTTCCTGCTGTAGACCCCGGTGCGATACCCCTTGGCGCAAGAGTTTTAGTACAACTGCGCCGAACAAAGAAAACGGTAACGAGTGCTGGGATTATTTTGGTCTCCGAGACCAAAGAAACCGAGAAGTGGCAAAACATGGTCGCAAAAGTGATCTCACTTGGCCCATTGGCGTTCAAAAAACGCGACACGATGGAGCCTTGGGTTGAGGGCACTTGGTGCGAGGTTGGTGATTACATCCGAGTCCCCAAGTGGGGTGGTGATCGTTGGGAGGTTCCAGTCCCTGACGCGCATTCTGATGAAGACCCAGCCCTCTTTATGGTTCTAAACGACCATGAAGTTATTGCCAAACTTACTGGTGACCCACTTGCAATGAAGGCATTCATATGAGTACCGAAAACGAACAAGAAGTGATTGTGATTCAAGAGGAGAAAGATGGTTCTGCAACCGTTGATTTGCCTGAAAGTATCCCTTCACCAACAAGAAACGAGAACGAAGACTCCGACGAGGCCGATGATCGTGCCAGACAGGCCGAAATGGCCGCTGGTGGCGGTGTTGACCCTGATGCGGAAGCCTTGAGAGAGCAAAAGCGCCTCAAGCGCCTCAAGCGCAAGGAGTACCACAAGCAGGTTTCAACCGAAAAAGACCATAAATTGGACTTTTTGAGCCGACAGAACCAAGAACTGATCGAAAGACTGTCAGTTTTGGAGAAAAAGTCGCACGGTAGTGACCTTGCACGCTTGAATGCGGCTAAAACTGAGAAGCACAACAAGATTTTGTTTGCAAAACAGAAAATTGCTGAAGCAACTCAGACTGGCAATGGCGAAATGCTCACTGCGGCGCAGGAATTGTGGTTTGACGCTCGTAGAGAGTATGAAGCCCTTGACAATGTGATCAAAAAGGCCACCGCGCCCCAGCGTGAACGCACAATTCGCGCCCCTGACCCACAACTTCAGCGCCATGCGACCAATTGGATGCAAAACAACCAATGGTACGACCCTAACGGCAAAGACCCAGATTCAAAAGTCGCTTTGACAATTGATCAGGCTATGGCTGAAGAGGGATGGAACCCCAAGACGCCCCAATATTGGGAAGAACTTGACAACCGCTTGCAAAAGTATTTGCCACACCGTTATACTGGTGATACCGATGAGAAACCGATTCGGAATTCTAGACCAAGGAATGTTGTGACGAGTTCAGGCCGCGAAAGTTCTTCGAGTAGTGCGATTGGAAAAAATCAGTTTGCGTTAACACGCGAACAAGTCCAAGCCATGAAAGATGCTGGAATGTGGGATGACGCTGATAAACGGGCGAAGATGATTCGACGCTACGCATTGGAAGCCAAACAAAATCAAGGTTATAGGAGTTAAGAAAATGGATTCTCGTTTAAAAAAATCTCTATCTGCTGGTGGACGCGAAAATCGCGCGAGTCTTGACAAAAGTCGAGAGGCACCAGAGGATAATTTCGTGTCAGCCGATGAGCGCCGCAAGGCGTGGAAGGACGAATGGACACAAAGTGCATTGCCGTCTGTCCCTGATATTAAGGGATGGCACCTTTGCTGGTTATCTACGACCAACAGTTATGACAGTATCGACAAGCGCATTCGACTTGGGTATGTTCCTGTGAAAGCGGAAGAACTCCCCGGGCTGGATGGCAACAAAGTCAAGGCTGGGGAACACGCTGGGTTTATTTCGTGCAATGAGATGCTCTTGTACAAGATTCCAATGGAACTGTATCAAGATGTTATGGCTCATTTCCACCACGAAGCGCCTCTTGAGGAAGCGAACAAAATTCGCCTTCAAGCAGAGCAGGCCGTGGGACGAGATAGTTCTGGGCGCAAGTTGGGACAGGTCGAGGGCGAAGGTTTGGATGATATTGATAAACAGTTACCCGCACCAGTTTTCTGAGCGGGTGAATTTAACCAAACAAGGAGTAAGACTATGTCTTCATTGAACCAGCCCTTTGGTCTGCGTCCCTCGTTCCACCCATCTGGTTTGGATCGTGCGGTTGCGTTGGCTGATGGCATCGTTTCTGGCTATACCAGTGACATCTTGAAGGGCCAGCCCGTCAAGTTGGACACTACAGGTGTAATTCAAGCCGCCGCCGCAGGTGATGCGTTCCTCGGAGCCTTTGCTGGCTTTGAGTGGACTGACACTACTGGTCGTCGTCGTGTGAGCAATTATTTCCCTGCCAACACTGCATACACAACTGGCTCTGCCATTGCGTACTACTACCAAGACCCCGCTATCGTTTATGACATTCAAGCCAATGGCTCGTTGGCACAAACTACTTTGGGCGCTCAGTCTGATTTTGCCTCTATTACAGCAGGCTCCACGACCACTGGACTCTCTCAGTGTGTCATTAGCACCTCGGTTGTTTCCGCTGGTTCTTCTGCACAGTTGAAGATTATTGGTTTGACCCCCGGCGTTGATAACGCATGGGGAGATGCATACACAGTTGTGCAAGTTCAAGTTAACGAGTCGCAGTTCAATGCGTCTGTTAACGCAGTTTAAGGGGGACTAAAAAATGGCCGCTCCAATGCGCAGTACCGACTTTCGCTCGATTGTCGAACCCATTCTGAATGAGTGCTTTGATGGTGTATACGATCAACGCACAGACGAATGGAGCCGTGTCTTCACTGAACAAGAAGGCATTCCCCGTAACTACCACGAAGAGCCAGTCCTTTATGGATTTGGTGCCGCACCTCAGTTGCCTGACGGCACTCCTGTGTCGTACCAACAAGGTGGCGTGCTGTTCCTCCAGCGTTATGTCTACCAAGTATTTGGTTTGGCATTCGCTTTGACCAAAGTTTTGGTTGAGGACGGTGACCACATCCG